CTCCGGCGCTGCAGTCCTCTCTCTCGGGCAAGGCACGAGCTTGCTGTGGCTGTACCCGTCGTGATGGCACATCTCGGGGGCTGCGGGTGGCGTACGGCTCATCGCAGCGCCTCCAGTGCGCGCGCCACGTGCGTCGGGTCGGGGTCTTCGTGCGTGAGTATCCCAGACGCCTCCAGCTCCGCCACGGCTCGGGCGATGCGGAACTCGTACCGTACTCCCTGCTGCACATTGTGTTCTGTCAGCTCCGCGATGCGGGCCAGCGCCGTGTCCCGTTCACCCTGAGCCTTGATGCGCGCGGTTATCTCATCGTTCCAGGCGGGCAGCGCGGTCCGGTAGTTGTCGCACTTCTGGGCCAGCGGCACGCTCGCAAGCGCCGTGTCCCGTTCGGCGCGCGCGGACAACTCGCGCTGTCGACAAGCCGCGTGTGCACGCAGTTCCGCATCCCATCCTGCCCGGCACTCCCGGAGCGCTGTTTCGGTCGTCTCTTGCTTGGTCTCGTACTTGTCTAAGACTCCGCGGTAGACAGCCACTGAGCGACGCAACGCCTCCAGCTCGCTGTCATCCGCGGATTGATGCACGGTCACCCCAGCAATGATGCACGGATACTCATCCGTCACCCTAGCGGACGGCTCCGGCTCCGCTGCCTGCGCGGGGGTGGCGGGAATCCTAAGCATGCGCTCCAGCCTTTCGATGCGACTCGACTTGCCGTGTGACGGGGTAAAGTCAGTGTCGAAAACCACGTCTCGAATATCTTTCAGCAGCGCGGTCGCCTCGGCCAGGCGAGACTCGGCTCCACACCGCAGCACCTCCTCGATGTGGGCTTGCTCTTCCGCCGCCTCCGCACGGGCCAGCGCGGCGTCGTAGAGGCGCAGGAGCTTGGCCGCGTGATCCGTGTCTCCGCCGCACACCATGGCCCGCTCCTCTGCCGTCAGAGCTTCCGTCATCGTCTCTCCTCGATGTTGGTGCCCGCGCGCAGGGGCCTTCACTGGCTGCCCCCATGGTTCTGCCCCGAGACGGTAGCCCGAGGGAATCCCGTCTGCCAGACACGCAGGCGACGCCCTCTCTACCAGTTCACCTGCCCGACAGTCCAGTCGCCCCGGCTGCTACGTTCATGCACACCACCGCGGTTTCGGCGATTCCGATATTCGCAGGCGCTTCGCTGGCTCTATCTTCTGCTCCGGCTCTAGAGATTGCAAGAGCCTTCTTCGCTCGCCTCCGTTGGCAGAGTAGCTCTGCCTCCCGTGCTCGCACTTCATGAAACTGCCTCCCCTGTAGGTACTCATCCCCCTGCACGGCGCGGATGTAGGCGATGATGCGCTGAGCGGCGTACGGAGATACGTACGCCACCCGCCCGTGCGTCATCGAGAGCGTCGTGCGCAGCCAACCGTGTCGCTTGGCGAAGGCGCGGATGGTCGTCAAGCTGTGGTGCAGATACCAGGCGAGTTCCTTGAGGTAGATGCGCTCCTTCGAGGGCCTCCGGTCCTCGGGCATGACGAGACGCTCGTCATCGGCGGGCCGACATGGTATTTTGCTGGACAATGGGCGCATTCCTCCTGTCGAGAGAGCTGAAGGACGAAACCAAGAAGTCCGAGCGCCTCGCGCGCATCGAGGAGCTGGAGAGCGAAATCTCAGAGAAGTCCGCCGGGGTCGTCAACGCCATGCTCGCTGCCGTCGAGATTGACCCCAAGCAATCCGACCCGCCGCCGGCCTGGGTCGAGGAGTTCGGCGAAGAAGGCGCCCGCCTGCGCCTGAAAGTCGCCCAAGCCGCCTGGTTTCCCGCCGCTACGACCCCTGCGTTCTTCAAGCTCGCTATCCAGGTGCAAGTGGGCCTCGCCCGAGGCCGCCAGTACCGTATGAAAATCACCCAGAACAACCTCAACGTCAAACTCACCCTACCAGCACCCACCAGCGCTGCGCACCCCGGACCCGTCACGTACGAAGTCCGAGATTTGGAAACCTGACCGATGCCCTTTGAAGAAAACACCGTCCTGGCGAAGTTCGACCGCTCCTTCGGCGACAAAAAGGAAGAGCTGCGCCTCGAGCGAGGCGAATACAACGGCAAGCCCACCTTCACGCTCCGGCTCTACTGGCAGACCCCCGACGGGGCCTGGCGCTGGGCATCCCAGAAGCCAACCACTTCGGGCAAGTGCTGGGAACGCCTGAATCTGAAGGCAAAGGAGCTGCAGGCCGTCGGCGAGGCCCTCATCGCTGCGGCCAACGACACCGGCGTGCCCTCGAAGGAAGACTTCCGCGCATCTCGTCTCCGCACCCCGGTGCCGGAGCATCACGAAGACGCCCTGGTCGATGACATCCCGTTCTGAGCCATGACCCTCATCTTCGGGCAGCGCATGGTGCGCATCAGTGATGGGATGCAAGGGGTCGTCGCGCAGGACGGCCCCGAGCTGCGCATCGCGTACACCGACCGCGGCGAGGAACGCCTCGCCGGCAAGGCCGAAAAATGGACGCCGGACGAGCTGGTGCCGGGCCCACTGCAACCCGCAGAGCGGTTTCTCATCGCGGCGACGTGTGACCGTGCGCTCCGCGCCTACGAGTGCAACGAGCCGCACAAGTACTGGGAAACCATCCCGCTCACGTATCGCGCCTACGATGAGGGGCTCATGGACGTCATCGACGAGTACCTCATCCGGCGGGAGACTTTGCCGGCGGGGTAGCGCGGCGCCGGCTGCAGTCCATCTTGTGATGTCCGGCCCACTGCCGGCACTCGGGGCACGGCGGGTTTTGCTTGCGGATGAGCACGTCCATCTCGTCCACCTCGAGCAACGAAAAGTCGTCGATGCACTTGCGCACGTGCCCGCTCGACCGCTTGCCCTTCGGGCGGCCCTGGTAGAACACCTCCTCGACGTCCTCGACGGTCGGGTTCTCCGGCGCGTCGCCGTCGGGCCAGATCTCTTCGATGGTCAAGTCGATGTCGATGTCGATGTGAAAGTTGAAGGTGGGTCCCGCCATGTCGGCAGGGTGCCAGCGCGGCCGCGCCCGGCATAATCGTCTGTTCCTATCAGTGCGCCGTGTCTGATAGTTCTGGACTATTGAAAAAACAGTAGGTATGGGCGCCGCCATCGCGAGAGAGGCGGTGGCGTATCGACAGGTCCTCTTACCAGCCGAGCCCCTGGAGCCAGAAGTTCCACCAGACGACGGCCGATGAGGTCCTCGGTGGCGGTAGCGCTGGCCCCGGCAAGAGCCTCACGCTGCTCTGGGACCCCATCGTCAAGCAGGCGGTCGTCGAGCATGCGCGCGCGACGGGGCAGCTGCTGGACGAGCTGCCCGAGTGGCTCGCGACGCTCTGCCGCCAGCATCCCATCCGCCCCGGCGAGAGTGAGGGCCATGCGCTCCACATGCGCCGCACGATGCCGATGTTGCAAGAGACCATCGACCGCGCCGAGCGCATGTTTCGGCAGTTCGACCCGGGCGTCGTCTACAACAAGGAGCTGCACCGGTACACGTTCACCAGCGGCTTCAAGAACACCTTCGGGCACTGTCGTGAGCCCAAAGACCACATCAACTATCTCAGCAAGCAGTACACGTACCTCGGCCTCGACGAGGCGGGGCAGTTCCTCGAGGACCAGTACGAAGAGCTAGATGCCCGCGTCCGCAGCGCCGACCCGGTCCTGAAGTACCTGCTCGCGACTCGCCTCATGAGCAACCCGACGCCGGGGTGGCTCAAGGCGCGATTCGTCGACCCGGACCCGAAGGGCAACGTCGTCTTCCGCGTGAAGGTGTTCGACCCCGACACGGGCGAGACCAAGTACAAGACGCGGCTCTTCCTGCCGGCGAAGCTCGACGACAACCCGGACAAGGCGTTCGTCACGCAGTACAAGCTGAAGCTGCTCAGCAAGCCGGCGCACATGCGCGCGCGCTACCTCTACGGCGATTGGGACAGCGTCGAGGGCGGCTTCTTCGAGGACGACTACAACCGCGACGTCCACGTCATCGAGCCGTTCAAGATTCCGCGCGACTGGCCGAAGTTCCGCAGCATGGACTGGGGCTACAAGGCCCAGGGCGTCATCGGCTGGTTCGCCATGGACCCCGACGACAACCTCTACCAGTTCTACGAGTTCAACTTCCGCTTGATGCGCGACATCGAGGTGGCCAAGCGCGTCATCGAGATTGAGAGCCGCTTCGGCTTCTGGAACAAGCGGGAGAGAAAAAGCCGCCTCACCGGTGTTGCAGACACTCAACTCTGGGAAGAGCGCGGCGACAGCGGCAAGAGCAAGGCCGCCGTGTTTGCCGCCGAGGGCATCTACTGGCAGCAAGCCGACAAGGCCAGCATCGCGCGCAACGCCGAGCGCATCACCGAGCGCCTGCGGGACTACGACAAGACCAAGCCGCCGGGGCTGCAGATCTTCAAGAACTGCCGCGAGACCGCCGCCATGCTCGCCAGCATCGGGGTCGATGAGAATGACGACACGGTGCCGGACAAGAAGAGCCCGAAGAAGCACTGGTTCGACGTCCTGGCGTACGCCTCGGCGCGCGCGTCCCGCGGTCGCGGCAGCATCGTGATGGACCTGCACGACTTCGACAAAAACGCCGACAACGACAACGATGAGGCCGAGCTGCCGAAGGCCGGAGGGTTCGGTTATGGGAGCTAACCCGCCCCATCTGTCGAAGTACCAGCAGCGCGTGTTTGAGGCGCACCAGCCCAAGACTGCGCGCGCGGCGATGAGGCTGGTCGGGCTGGGGCGCAGGTCCGTGCGACTGCTCGTGCTGCAGGGCTTGGTCTCCAACGACATGTGGCCCGACTTGCCGGGGTGGTCCATTCGTTGCGCGGGCCGCCGTTGCTTCCCGCTGCCCCTCATCAATCGCCAGACCATCACCGCCGACCGCCACGTCTGCCCATTGCGCGGATGGCAATGCCCCTGCTGCGCCGAATGCACGCGAGCGTGCGAGGAGTCGACCGACCATGGCCACTGAAGAAGAGCACCCGCGCCCCGACGCGACCGACGGCGATGTCGCCAACGACACCGAGAGCGTTTTCGAGATGGGCCAGGACAGCCCGAGCGAGGAGCCGTTCGAATACAGCGAGGACGAGATGAACCTCGTCAAGGCCTTCAAAGAGCACCCCGAGGGGCGCGCTGCGCTCAAGCGCCTGAGCGAAAAGTGCATCACCGACTTCGACGCGGCGTGGGAGGCGACCGAGGGGTTCCGCAAGACGATGGCCGACACGTGGAAGTTGTTTGCCGGCACCCTCGACCCGAAGGGGCCGCCGTTTCAGCACATGGCCAACGCGCACGTGCCGCTGCTCATGGAGAACACCATCCGCATGGGCTACCGCCAGGCGTACGAGCTGTTCGGCAACTGGACCAACGTCTTCGGCGTCAACCCCATCGGGCCCGATGACGAGCACACCGCGAAATTGCTCTCGCTCCACGGCAACTGGCAGATTCGCAAGCGCATCAAAGACTTCAAGCGCCAGCTCGGCTACCGCGGCCTGCTCGCCTTCAATCTCTTCGGCGACGTCACCTGCCACAGCTACTGGGACCCGCAGCGCCGCTACAACCGCCACGAGATTCTCACCCCGAACGAGTTCGTCTGCGCCAACGCGCACGTGTCCACCATGCCCGACTACTCGGATGTGTCGTGGGTGGCGAAGGTCATCTTCATGGACGGGCACGAGGTCCGGAAGATGAAAAGGCTCTGGGAAGACGTGGAGACGATGCTCGCGCACCTGCCGCCGGACTGGGACGAGGGCAGCATCACCCAGGAGATGCGCGAGGCGGTCGACAAGAACCTCGGGGTCGACTCGACCGCGTACCAGAAGGGGCAGTACAAAATCATCCAGTACGAGGGCTGGCTCAACCTGCCGCCGAGCACGGTGCAGCCTACCGAAGAGGGCGAAGAGCCCGAGGAGCCACGCGACCGCTACTGCAAGCTGCTCATCGACCACCAGACGAGCACGGTGCTCTCGCTGCAGATCCACGAGCGCGTCGACCCGTACGACAAGCGCCGCTTCGAGTTCGAGAGCGAGCAGCTGAAAAAGTACCAGGACGGCATCGCCGAGCTGGAGGCCTTCAAGCAGGAGATGGAAGAGACTCGCCGCGCCGCGCTCTCCATGGGCCACGAAATGGACCCCGCCAGCGACGGGCCCGCGCAGGCCATCGTCATGGCGCGCGCCATCGAGGAGCTGCCGCCGCCACCCGAGCCCCCGATGCCCGAGTGGATGCGCGGCGACCCCAACGCTCGCCCGCGCCCGCCCGAGAGCGTGCCCATTCAGCTGTTTGCCCACGGCGTCAACATCGAGCCCATCCTGGGCATCCTGGGCCTGGGCACCGGAGCTATCCACGCCGCGCAGAACAAGGCGGCCAACATCGCGCTGTCCGCCTTCATCGACCAGGGCACGCTCGGCAACTTCAAAAACTTCCTGATGAAGGGCGACGTGCGCTTCCCGGGTGGGGAGAAAATCATCATCGAGCCCGGCAAGATTCATAAAGTGGAGGGCGCCATGGACCTGTCCAAAGACATGGTCGCGCTCGACTTCGGCGAGGCCAGCCCGCAGATGCTGCAGCTGGTCGAGATGCTGATGAAGTTCGGCAACACGGTGACCAACACCCCCGAGGTGCTCTCGGGCGAGAGCGGCAAGAGCGGGGAGACCGCGCAGGGCATCAGCGCCCGCATCGAGCAGGCGACCAAGATGCTGAGCGTACCGACGGGCAAGTACGCCGACTTCCTCACGCAGGTGCTCATCAACAACGCCGGGCTCAACGCCATCTTCATGGACGACGCCGAGTTCTTCGCCGTCAACAACCACGACCCCGCGCTCGGCCCGATGGGGCAGCAAATGATGAGCGTGGGCCGCGAGCTGTACGACCGCCCCTATGACATCGAGATTAGCGCGGACCTGAAGTTCACCAGCACCGCCCAGCGCATCAGCGAGGCCGATGCGCTCGTGCAACTGCCGAACGCCGTGCCCGAGCTGCAGGGCAACTTCACCTTCAAGCACATGACCGTGCAGAAGGCGCTCGAGGCCCGCAACCGCTACGACCTCATCTCGACGCTCGGCGCCCCGCCGCCTGCGCCGCAGTTCTACGGCGCTCCGACCTCTCCGCCTGCTCCGCCGCCGGGAGCGCCCATGCCAGGTCCTGGCGGACCGGCGGGGCCAGGAGGGCCGCCACCAGCTAACCAGAACGGCGGTCCCCCGAAGCCGCAACCGAAACCCCAACAGCCGCAACCCCCGAAGGCCGCATGAGCATCATCGACCAAACCATCGCCAGCCAGGACCTCATCGGGCAGCTCGCGTCGAGCAACTGCATCCCGACCTTCGGGTGTCCGTCCGCCTACTACCCGCAGCCCATCCCCTACTCGACGTCAAAGGTGACCATCGAGGCGGTCGAGGGCGGCTACATCATCAGTAGCTACTTCCAAGGCAAAGGCGACGTGCGGACGGTGGCTCTCGACGCCGAGGGACTCGCAAAGATTATAAAGAGCTGGTGCACGCGATTCCAAGCAAAGAGCAAGTGACATGCGCGACCTGCAGCTGCTCGCCGACTACCTCGTGCGCCTGCGCCAGGAGAAGCTGCAGCTCGGGCACAGCCAGGCGCTCGCGGACGACCCGCGCATCATCCACCTCGTCATCACCGCGCACGAGGCTGAGCTGTGCAGCCGCATCCTCGCCGCCGTCAAAGTGCTCGAGCGCGACTCGGGCAAGTTCATCCAGGAGTATCTTTCGTGAGCAGAAGCATCCCCGTATCGGTGGGCGACCCCGACAAGGTCACCGCCTGGCCGTTCCCTGAGCCCGAGAAGACGAGCGCCTGGAACGACAACGCCGTCCTGCCGAAGGAGCCCAGCATCGAGCTGCGCGACTTCGAGAAGGACACCGCAGAGAAGCGCACGGCGCTGATTCGCGCCCGCATGAGCCCGCCCGGGGCCTTGCACCTGCCGCCGCTGCTCGAAGCCCAGCGCCTGAAGTGGGGCATCTCGGACGGCTTCTTCAAGAGCCAGGCTGCCTTCGACCGCATCTATGTCTTCCCCATCGACCAGTTCGACGACAAGGAGACGTACTCGCCGACCGGCACCATCATCCGCGGCACGCTCACCAAGCTAAAAGACATGCAGGAGGGCAATCGCGGCGTGCTCATCAGCGCCGGGCTCACCGCCGCCGACCGCCTGATGAGCCACGGCATCGAGCTAGGCCACATCATCACGACCAACAAAAACGTGCCCTTCGCGCGCCGGTGTGACCGCCTCGAAGACGGCACGCCCATGTTCTATCTCGTGATGCGGGAGGCGGACCTCGCCGGCAGCGAGACCCTGGCAGAGGAAATTCTCGCGGGCAAGAAGCGTGTGATGGAGGTTGGCCTCGACGACGGCTACCAGCACCAAATCGCCTGCATCGGGGAAGACGGCATCATCGACGATATCCGGAAGAAGAAGAGCGTGTTCATCAACGACACGTGGTGAGGAAACCATGAGCAACTCATACATGCAGGGCGACCACGACAACTCGGCCGCGGTCCCGTTTTCGGACGATGACGAGAAGGGCAGCGCCGCCGACCTCGATGAGGACTCACCCGACGCGAGCCCCGAGGAGCGGCTCAATCGAAAGCAGCGCCGGCAGGCGCGGCTGCAGGCCATGCTCGCCGACGGCAAGAAGAGCAAGGCGGAGCTGGCCGAGCTGAAGGGCGCCACCGACACGCTCAAGACCGAGCTGGCCACCCTGCGCGGCTACGTTGCGGCGCAGCAACAGCAGCGCCCCGTCAACGATGACGGCAAGGACCCGTACGAGCGCCGCCTCGATGCGGTCTACGAGAAGCAGAGCGAGGCCTACAACGGAGCCCAGGCCGAGATTGCCGCCGGCACCTTCAGCGCCGAGCGCCAGAAGTACTACGAGAAGATTGCGCGCGAGGTCGAGAGCGAGAAGACCCGCATCCACACCGAGCGCACGCTGGCCGCCCAAGCGCACAGCCAGCGCGCCGAGCAGGCGCAGCAGGTCTGGGTGCAGAAGTACCCCGAGGTCTACGGCAACCGCGCCGCCTACGAATACGCCGAGGGCACATGGAAGCGGCGCAAGGCACGCGGCGAGGCCGTCACCAGCGAGATGGTCGACGACATCATGCGCGAGACGATGGCCGAGTTTAAGCTCGGCAAGCGCGCAGCGCCGTCGGCGAGCGACCGCGCGCGCATGAGCGGGATGCCGTCATCGGGCGGCGGCGGCACCGCGCGACCCGCAGGCGCGCTACCGCCCGAGCTGCGCCGCATGGCCATCGCTGCTCACAGCGACTTGCCCGAAGCCGACGCTATCAAGAAGTGGCAAGCCACCACCGGCAAGAAGCTGCGGGACAAAAAGGTTATCTGATAGGATGTAGCTATCAGTCTTGACTTCCTGATAGTTTTCTTCACAATCCCGAGCATCACCCCTCCGTCGGCTTCGGTCGATGGGGGAGTGACCCAATCCCCGGCGGCCGTCCCCCACGATGAGCCCGTCTGCACCCAGTGGGCAGCGGAGCGTTCGTGGAAGACCAACCGGTCGCCGCGCGCAATGGCAAGCGCGGCATCAGGCGTGAGGACCCGCCGGCACGTCCCGTCGAGGGCGTAGCCAACCGAGGCTTCCTCGAAGGGGGCGACCCCAACAAGCATTACGTGTGGGTGAGTGAGGTCAACGACCCCACCATCAACGTCGGGTACTACAAGCACCTCGGGTACAAGGTCGCGCAGTACGACCCGGACGAGGCGCGCCCCACCATCGGGTACCAAGAGTTCGTGCAGGGGGACCCCATCAAATCGATGGGCATGGTGCTGATGGAGTGCCCGCTCGAGCGCAAGACTGCGCTCGACCAAGTCGGATGGGACAAGGCCTCGCGCATCGAGGACACCATCCGCAACCGCGACGTCGACCCGCTCTCGCCCGAAGAGAAGCAGTCGTTCCGCGGCATCACCTCCGTGCGCACCGATCTCGACGACCGGAAGCGTTGGCAATTCTGACCCCGAGGCATTGAATGGCGAACCCTCATCGTTACGGTTTCCGGTTCCTGAAGAACCGTTGGGGTGGCGACACTCCCGAGGTTTACACGGGCTTCTTCGCGAACGCCTACCAGCCGAACGTCACCGGCGCCACGACGTGTAACGTCAACATCGGCGACCCGGTGCGCATGATGAATACCGGCGCGTTCCAGCTCACCGAGCCCGGAGAGCTGGACGATGACGACGCCAACGAGCGCACGTTCGGCATCGTGTGCGGCTTTCCGCAGGTGCTCATCAACGGCGCCGTGCGACCGAACGCCTACTACCCGACGCTCACGACGTACGGCACGAACCTGAACGCGCAGACGCTGGTGCAGGTGATTCCGGTCGAAGGCTGCGTGTGGGAAATCGACACCGCGACCACGAGCGCGAGTTTCGACACGAAGGCCGAGTATCAGGCCATCATCAACTCGGTCTGCAGCTTCAGCTACACGCAAATCAACACGACCACGAGCAACCCGAAGGCCAACCCGATGGCGGTGCTGTCCTTCGTGGAGAGCACGGAAACTCGGCAGCTGCGGGTGGTGGGCCTCGGTCGAGGCTTCGACCAGTACGACCTGACGCTGGCGAACGTGCCGCTGCAGGTGGTCTTCAACCAAGTCCAGGCAACGCCGTGGCGCATCACTGGGAACCAGGAGTAAGCCATGAGTGAAGTCTTCACCAGCACCGCGGCCCTCGCGCTCAAAGACACGCTTGAGGACATCGACACCGACGACCACGGGTCAGAGGGCAGCAAGGCTGTCTTCCCGAAGTGGATGACGGTCAAATCGATGAGCGACAACTACATCGAGTACTACGAGGTCGCGGGCTCGGGCCTGGCGGGCGAGAAGCCCGAGGGCGAGAGCATCCCGGTCGGCACCATCATCGAGGGCCCGCTCACCCGCTTCAACACGCGCACCTACGGGCAGCGCATGATTGTCTCGGACGAAGCCCTCGAGGACATGAAGTACGACAAGGTCATCCAGGCCGCCAAGCGCAACAACCGCTCGCTCTGGAAACTGGCGGACTTCGACGCGACCCTCATCTGGGTGCGTGCGACCAACACCGCCTTCGTGGGCGGCGACGGTCAGCCGCTGGCGAGCACGGCGCACACGCTGCCGGGCGGCAGCACCTACTCGAACATGCTGGTAACGGCCATGTCCCCGAGCAAGGCATCGCTCATCATCGCCAACGCCCAGGCGATGCAGCAGGTCGGCCACGACAACCTCGTGGACGGCGTCGAGCTGAAGAAGGCCACGTTCCCGGTCCAGCAATGGGGCGTGTGGCGTGAGATTCTGGGCTCCTCGATGGACCCGACGCCGGGCGCGTACAACGCCATCAACGTCATCAACCGCGACCTCGACATCAAGCCGGTGGCCAACAAGTACTGGTCGAACACGACCACCAACTGGGCGCTCATCACGGACGCCGACTTGGGGCTCATGTGGTTCTGGCGGCGCAAGCCCAAGAGCAACACCTGGGTCACCGAGGACAAGACGATGATGAACTACGCCATCACGGCTCGCTGGAGCCGAGGCTGGGTCAACCCGCGCGCCGTCCTGTTCAGCAACGCCTGAGGAGCACCATGGCCAAGAAGACCAAGAACCCGATTCCGGTGCCGCCCAAGGGTAAGAGCACCAAAGGCAAGGGCTGCTAATGTCCCTCTTTGCAAACGCCTACGGCAACTTTCTCAGCTCGGCGCTGCCTTTCTACCAGGCCATGCCGGGCATCGTCACCCCGTTCGGCACCCTGCTGAAGCCGGGCGGTCGCGTCGCGGCCTACGTGCGCAGCACCGGCGCGCAGGACGGCGAAGACCACTTCGCCTCGTCCGGCATGCTGGTGCGCACGCTCAACGATGCTCTCGCGCGCTGCCGCTCTGGCCAGAATGACATCGTGTACGTGCTGCCGGGCCACACCGAGAACGTCTCGACAGCGGACTTCTTCACGAACCTAGTAGCGGGCACGCAGATTGTCGGCGTGGGCCGCCCGGGTTCGACGAACAACCCGAGCCTCACCTGGACGGCGACGGGCGCGACCTTCCTGCTCGACGTGGCCAACGTGACCCTCGCAGGGCTGACGCTGAACTTCGACGGGGCGGACGCCATCGCGGCGCCCATCACGGTGACGGCGGCGGGCTGCTCGATTCTCGGGTGCCACATCAACCACGGGTCGTCCACCACGACCGACTCGCTCATCGGCATCACGGTCCACACGGGCGCCGACGACTTCACGTTCGCCAACAACTACTCCTTCACGACCAGCACGGCCGTGATTACCAACGTGCTCTCCAGCACGGCGGCGAACAACAACCTGAAGATTCTTGGCAACTACGCCAACGTGCCGCTCACGACCACCAACGGAGCCTTCAACATCGGCACCGCCGCGGTGGTCTCGACGAACCTCGTCATGGCCTACAACCGCGTGGTCAATAAGAGCACCGGCACGGCGGGAGTGGCGAGCTTCACGGACGTCGCTCACACCGGCATGGTCCACGACAACTACAGCGGTGTCACGGCAAGCTCGGACCCGGACGCCATCACCAGCGGTATCGTGCTGGCGGGCGTGACCAACATCCTGGTCGCCTTCTTCAACAACTTCGACTCCGCGGAGGAGAAGGGCCAGCAAGGCATCCTCGGCTTCGCAGCGGCCACGGCCACCTAAAGCACACGGAGATGCAATGCGCAGCGTACCCCGCAACGTCGACCGAAAGGGCGAGCATCTCTCTGGATGCGACGTGTGCGGGGTACCGTATCTGCGCTCGGCGCTGCGCCGGGGCCGTGATGGGCTCCTGCGCTGCGCCAACGATACACCGGGTCGCGACGAGCTGACCCTGGCAGAACTAACAGCATCCCGGGCGGCTACTCTCTCTCAGCAGCTCGGGATGCGGTCTATTGGCGACGGCGCCCGCCCGGATGTCGACAGCAACGGGCAGCCGTCGAGCAGCTCCAGCTACACGGGACCGACTCGGCGATACAACGCGGAGGACGTCTACAACAACGATGTGCCGACGGGGTTCTGAGTGAGCATCAACCCAGCCCCGTCGACTCCCATCAGCATCAACACGCTGATTCTCCTCGCCTACAAGCGCGCGGGGATTCTGCCCGTGGAGGCGAAGCTGTCGGGCGCCAACATGGTGCCGAAGCTCGAGCACGGCCGGCAGACGCTCGACCTCATCATCGACGAGCTGGCCACCGAGGGCTTCATCGCGCGCTCGACCGAGTTCTACGATCTCTCGATGGTGGCGGGAGAGAGCCAGTACACGCTGCCGGACACCATCCTCGATGTGTTCGAGGACGCGATGTTTGTGCCGAGCAGCAACGTCGACACCAAGCACACGACCGGGGAGATGATTTGCAAGCAGGTGGACACCAGCACCTGGCAGACGCTGACCACCAAGGGCAGCATCTCGACGCGCCCGCAGCTGTACGTCGCGCTTCGCAGCGGCGCCACGGTCGAGCTGCGGTTCTGGCCCGTGCCGAGCGAGGCGGGGACGATGCGCCTGAAGACCGTGCGCCTGCTCGGGACCAGCGCCGACGGGGGCAAGAACCCGGACCTGCAGCGCTACTGGTACGACGCGCTCGTCTGGTGCCTGGCCTACTACGTCGCCATCGACTCCTCGATGCCGGCGGAGAAGGTGGGGATGCTGCAGGCCATCGCCGAGGACAAGAAGAAGGCGTGTGTCCGCTACGCCTTCGAGCACACCGGTAGCCAGGCGATGGTGAGCTACCAGACCCAGTGGGGCTGCTGATGTGTCGCGCTTCGCTACCGACCGCTGCGGCTCGTGTCTCGCCAACCGGGGGCTATCATCATGCCCGCTGAGGCCCGCACCGAGCCCATCGTCTTCGGACCTACTCTCGAGACGAGCAGCGAGGAAATCAGCGGCGGAAGCCCAGAGGCTTACAACGTTGTCGTTGACGCCCGAGGAGCGCTCCGCAAGCGACCCGGGCTCGCCGCGTACACGGGTGTCGCTCCCGCTACTACCGTCGACTCGGCGGGCGTGCTCGGGCTGTACCTGACGGAGCAACGGGTAGCGCACACGACTGGAACGCCCACGGTCAGCGGGACTCACGCGGGAGTGCTGTACGCTGTAGGAGCAACCGTAAACGCCTCCGGTGGCGGTCACAACACCGGCAGGAATGTTTACCGCATCGTAGGAGGTGCCGCGACGCTAGTCGGAACCGGCGCCGCGAATGAGGACCGCCTCGCAACGCCAGCCGCAGCGGCAACAACTCGTTTTCCACGACCCACGTTCGCAGAGACGGAAGCATTGCTCGTCATCGCAGGCGGGGCTGAGATGGGCAAGGTGGACATTCGCCCCGAGACCTTCTCGGCGCCGAACTTCACCAATCCCAATCCCGACCGCCACGAGATGAGCTTCCTCGGCGGCTGCCCGCCCTTGGCGAGCCACGTCTTCTGTAACTCCTCCCGTATCTGCGCCAACGACACGCAGCTCGACCAGACCAAGGTCCGGTACTCGGACATCACCCAGGGCATCGTGAGCTTCGCGGCGCACGAGAGCTGGGACCCGAGCCCCGGCGCCGCCGGCTTCTTCACGGCGGAGGCGCGCGCCGACAGCATCGTGGCCTGCGCCGAGAACACCAACGACATCTTCTGCTTCGGGCGCACCAGCCTGCAGCTCTTCGCCCCCGACGGGTCCACGACCTTTGCGCCCAGCATCACGCGCGAGGTCGGGTGCTTGGCGCCGTACAGCCCGGTGAAGGTGGACGACCAGTACTGCTGGCTCGACCACCAGACGCGCTTCATCATGAGCGACGGGCGGGAGTGGAAGGACGTGGGCGCGGCTATCCAGGCCACGCTCGACGCGCTCACCACGCCGTCTGACTGCTACGGCTACCGCTTCAGCGAGAGCTTCGCCGACTGCGTCGTCTTCCGCTTCGAGGCGGATGACGAGACGCTCGTGCTGCAGCCGGGCATCGGCTGGGCGCGCTGGGCGCTGCACACGGCCACCACCGACGCCTTCAGCATGTTCCCGGTGCTGAGCCACCACCAGCGCCAAGACGGCGGTCTGAACGTCGTGGGGCTCGAGAGCGGCGTCATCTGCACGCTGTCGCTCGACAATACCACCGACCTCGGCGCGGCCATCGTGGCCTACGTGACCACCGGCTTCGAGGACCGCAAGAGCGACAACCTGAAGCTGACCGTCTCGGTGCAGCTCAGCTTCAAGCGCACGCAGGCTCTCAGCGAAGGCGTCGTCTGCTACCTCGACTACCGCGACGACCTGAGCCAGGAGTGGGTGACCATCGACCTCGACCTCGGCGTCGATGACGGCGACCTCACCCCGATGCTGCAACTGCGCTCGCTCGGCACCTACCGGCGCCGGCAGTGGCGCTTCCGGTTCCCGGATGCGGCGGGGCTGCATCTCGTGCGGGCGACGGAAACCTTCCTGGTGCTGGAGAACTGATGAGCGCGACCACCGGCAACTTCATCGACGGCGGGGAGATTGACCCGTTCCCTCGCGCCACGGGTGCGCCTCTCACGCTTGCCGAGCAGGCGGCGATGGAAGAGCGCAACCGCCAGCGTCGGGTGGCGGAGAGCGCGCGCAACACCGCCAACATCAACAATCGGCGCGGCGGCTACAACGAGACGGCGGGTCGCGACTACCAGGACTCGGTCGATGCGAGCAACCGGCGCGTGCAGGAGGACCGGGTCGACCGAGGGCGCTCCGGCAAGAACATGCGTCTCGGGTTCGCTGACGCGCTCAGCCGCGACCCGGTCACGATGGGCGTGCTGGCGGGTCCTCTGTTCGCCACCGGTGCCGGCGCTGCCTTCGGCGGGCTCGGCTTCGGCGCCGGGGCGGGCACCATCGCGGCGGGGGAGGCGGTCGCTCCCGCTATCACGACCGGCGGAGCCGTGACCGTGCCGACGCTCGCTGCGCCCACTGCCGTCGGGGCAACGACTGGCACTACTGCTGCAGCCACCGCCGCGCCCGCCGCAGACGCGGCCTTCACGGTGGGCGGCGCCCTGAAGGAGGTCGCTCCCATCCTCTCTGCCGTGGCCCCGTTTGCCATCGACGCCATCGCAGGCGGCAACACCAAGGAGCAGGACGCTCTCATCGCCAAGCAGAAGCAGATGGCGCAGGAGGCCGAGGCGCGGCGCGCTCAGGTGCAGGAGTCACGCATGAACGCGCTCGGCCAGCAGCTGCTGGCTATGAACCCGTCCAACCAGATGATGGCGCAGATGTTCGGCCCCGGCGCGGCCTACCAGCCCGAGCAGATGGCGGCGATGGTGCAGAACCCCATGCCGCCGCCGGAGATGCCTAAGGAGCTGCAGGCGCTCGAGGGCAACACCAAGCCGCTCACTCCGCAGCAGAAGGCCGCGTACGCCGCCTTCGCCAAGCAGAAGCAGCAGTACGAGCAGGGCAACCAACAGCGCACCGACATGATGATGAACGGCGTGACGCCGCCCGGCCCCGGTCCGGCACCGCTGCAGCCGCGCACCCCGCAACCGGCGAGGAAGTACTGATGGCCGTCAATAGCAGCCAACTTTGGACGCAGAAAGCCCCCGCACGGACCGGAGGTCTGACGGTGTCGTCCCCAACGCAGAAGGCGTTTGGCGCTTTCGATGGCGCCAACACGACCCCGCTCCCGTCCGGGTCGACGACGCAGCGCCAGCCCTATACGGCCGCCTCGACGCTACCCGCTGGCAGCGGCACCTGGCAGGGCGGCGCGTCAGCGCAGCCCGAGAGCCACCCCGCGTTTGCAGGCTTCGACGACCCATCGCAGCGCCCGCCGCTCCAGTCGCCGGGCAACAACATGACCAACCCCGGCTACACCGAACAGGGCGTCGAGGCGGTGCAGAACCGGCTCTTGCAGGACCCGTACGCCGACCAGATGCAGGACCAGTACCAGCAGACGCAAACGCCGTCGCAGGGCGAGGACTACCTCAACAACAACCTCGGCTCCCTCGATGGCCCCGGGCAGGGCGAGCAGTACTGGCAGCAGCAGCAGGGCGCCTTCAACGGCCCCGGCATGGGCTCGTCCTTCACGCAGGGAGCGACCGACGCTTTTGACGCGCAGGGCCCTTCCGCTGCCTTCAACAACCAGGCGCAGGGGCAGTACGACGATTTCACCGGGTACGAGGGCGCGGGCAACTCGCAGGGCCAGTACGAGGCCAACGCCAGCAGCGGACCCAACAGCTCGCAGCAGTTCTACGACCAGGCGGCAGGGGACTACGACTCGCGCGGCACCTTCAGCGACCCCAACCGCGCAGCGGGCCAGTACGAGCAGACCCAGGGCGCCTTCGGCGACATGCCCATCGCCGAGTTCGACCCGTTCTACGACCGCGCTCGCCAGCTCGGTGTGCAGAGCTACAACCAGGACGCGGCGGGGCGCGGCGTGTACGGCTCGAGCGAGAGCCTGTCCGGCGTCGGCAACGTCATCACGGACATCGAGGCCCAGCGCGCCAACCGCAGCTTCGACGCCGAGATGCAGCGGACGCAGGAACAGCGCATGCGCCAGCAGCTGCTCGGCGAGCAGGCTCGCGCGGGCGACCTGTCGGCGCTCGGCGCCTTCGACGCCAACCTGGCGGGCACCAAGACCTACGGTGACCTCGCCAACCAGGCGGCAGGGCAGACCACCGCGCAGCAAACGATGCTCGGCAACCAGGCGGACCAGGCCGACGACAACGCGCAGGCGGCCCAGAACAGCAACATCCAGGGCATGCAAACGCTCGGGGACATCGCCCACAACGCCGACACGGACGAGACCGACCGCTACGAGGCCACCACCGGCGCCATGAACGACGCCGAGCGCACCGACACGGACCGCCGACGCGCGGGCGCCGACATCGCCAACATGGCGGACGACAACGCGCGCGACGACTTCACCGCGTCGACCGGCGCGGCAGTGGACTCGGCCAACGTGCGCGACCAGCGCATCGACACCGGCATCCAGGCGGGCGACGTGGGCAGCGACAACGACCTGGCTCGCCTCGACGAGTTCGGCGACCAGACGGGCCAGGCCGAGGACGACCGCCAGGCGCGGATGCAGTCGGAGATTGACGCAACCCTCGGCAGGGACTCCATGGCGGCCAACCTCGTTGGCAAGGCGATGGAGGGCCTCATGGGCGCCGACCAGGAAGCTTTCGACGACAAGTGGGCCAAAGAGATTCTCCCCGCGCTGCAGGCCGCCAACCTGAGCGAGCAGGACCAAGAGCGGTTCTACCAGCTGCTCCAGAGCGTAGTCACCCAGGTGACGGACTAAATGGCCTTCAACATCAACTCAGCGCTGATGCAGCTCGACCCGCTCAAGCCGCTCGGGCCCCGCCCCGACAAGAAGGCCGAGAGCATGGAGCGCCAGCGCCTGCAGCTCATGCGCGAGCAGTTCGAGGAGACCAAGCGCCAGAACGCGCAGGACGCCGAGTGGCGCAAGATTGCCGAGGCGGGCGCGATGACCCGCGAGCAGATGCAGAGCGACCGCCAGGCGGAGCACGACCGGCAGGCGGCAGTCGCCGAGAACATCAAGCAGCGCACGCTCGCTTTCGACAGCTTCAACAAGCGCGTCGACAGTGCCGACTACGAGGGGATGGACCTCGATGCGACCCGCATCAACCAGCTGGGCGGTCTGGTGGAGCGCACCGGCGAAGACGAGAACGGCTTCCCGTCGTACCGGGTCGAGTTCGACGCCGAAGAGGCCCGCAAGCGCGATGCCGAGCAGGAAGACCAGACCACCGCCTTCTTCGACGACTCCGACGAGGGCTCGGACACGAAGCTGCCGCGCGAGGCTATCCCGCAGTCGCTCGACCGCATGAACGCGCTCGGCTACGACACGCTCGGGCTGCGCGACAACCTCGCCGGCACGGGCGTAGGCGAAGGCCAACAGCTCTCGACCGAGGACGCCTTCCGCTCGGCGCAGCGCGCAGCCCGTGGCCCCGACGAGAAGGCAGCGGTAGCGCCTGAGCCCGCAGCGCCGAAGCCCTGGCAGCCCGGCGACCTCGACCGCGACGAGCCGGAGCCGGAGCCCGCCGACCCCGGCGCGCCCTACGACCTCGCAGCCGAAGCGGACGCCGCCAAGAACTTCCTAGAGCCGGGCCGCTCCACGCCGATGGCGACCCCGCCGCCGCAGCTCGAACCCAGCATCTTCCAAGCCACCGGGCGCCCTGCTCGCGTGGGCCAGCGCGACATCATGGGAGGCGTGCCGAAGAACGTCGTCGACACGGGCTCGATGCAGGACCAGCGCGTGCAGCGCCTGGGCCCGGTCATGGACAACATGGTCAAGTCCATGCCGGAGGCCTACCAGGCCGGCACGCGACACAGCGCCGACGCCGCGCTCGGGATGGGTCTGCCCGCCGACAAGGCCGCCAAGCAGGCGCTCGACTTCAACGCGCCCGCCAACGCGGCGCAGGCGAGCGAGCTGGAGGCGGAGCGCAAGGAGAAGGCCGAGGAGCGCAAGGCTATCGAGGCGGCCAAGCTCGACCCGCAGGGCGAGCAGAAGCTCATCAACTACGGCCACAAGCGCGCGGACCTCACCTACCAGCGGCACAAGATTCAGGGCAACATCGAGGCGCTGCAGTCGGTCACGCAGATCGAGGCGCTGCTCGACGACAAGTATCCAGAGAACGACGCCTACGCCATCAACTTCCTGATGAAGGCGGGCGAGAACGTCGGGCCACAAACGGATAGGGACGCGGCTCGCTTCGAGGGCCTGAGCAGCGCGAGCACGCTCGAGCAGGTGCAGGCGTGGGTGAACAGCAAGATTACGGGCGGCACCTACGAGACGATGAAGCGGTCCATGAAGGAGTTCACAGGCCAGGTGCGGGAGCGCGGCCAGAAGAACGTCTTCTCGTGGATGGAGAGCACGCAGAAGGCCGCCGCCGCCGCAGAGCATCCGCTCGTTCGCAAGGGGTACGAAGAGTATCTCGACAGCGTGCCGGACTGGGTGAAGGAGGCGTACGAGAAGACCATCCCCGAAGATGAGGACGAGCCCACCGCCGGCACGACCGCATCGAACGCGAGCCTATACCAGGCGCCGCCGCCGAGCGGCGCCCTGACCAATGACACCGAGTTCATGACGTCGCTCACCCAGAACGCCGAGGCGCAAGGCGTCGACCCCAACAAGATGCTCGCTATCATGGGGCCCGAGAGCGGTGGAGACCCGTCCGCGAAGAACGCCAGCTCGAGCGCGAGCGGGCTCATCCAGATGATGGACTCGGTGGCGCGTGGCTACGTCAACCCGCGCACTGGCAAGAAGATGGAGAGCGCCGCCGAGCTGCGGACGTTGTCGCGCGCCGAGCAGGCGCCCATCGCGGTGCAGTACTTCGCCGACCGCGGGGTCACGGCAGACAGCCCGGTCGAGGACTACGCGCTCGCAGTGGCAGCGCCGGCCTTCGTGGGCAGGTCCGCGGAGCGCGACGCGGTCGTCTACCCGAAGGGCTCGAAGGAGCACGCCGCCAATCGTCCATGGTGGCCCGAGGACGGCGGCGACGTCACCGTCGGCAGCCTGCTCGACTTCTACATGGGCAAAGGAAAGGGCGGAAAGAAGAGCCCCGCGGCTCCCGCGAGCACGGCTGCGGCGGATACGGATGATGACCAGCTGGAGGGCATCTAAATGCTCACCGCCGCACAGTTCGAAAAGAACCAGGCGCTTCTCGCCGACCCGAGCAAGAACTTCACGCCCGAGGCCCGCGCGAAGGCGCAGGCGGCGGTCGATGAGTTCCGCACGCAGTTCCTGACCCGCGGCGCCTACTCGGGCCAGGGCGGCTCGCTCTCGGACGTGCAGAGCGTCGGCAGCACGCGCGCGCCCATCGGCGCAACGCCCCCTCCTGCTGACCCTGAGCAGATGAAGGTGCAGGAGCTGCTCAGCAAGCTCGACCCGGGCATGTCTATCCCGGCGCAGGTGTACGCGACCCAGCCCTCAACGACGCACCCCGAGGGCGACGAGAAGGCCGAAGAGGAATGGGTGCGCGGCGACCTGTCGAACCCCAACCTCGTGGTGGTCTACGACGCCCCCGTCAAGAAGGTGCGCGAAGACCTGCTCGAGCACCCGGAACTATTCCGCGCGCTCGGGCTCGACATCCCCTCCACTCCCGAGGAGGTGATGAACATCCAGCCGGGCGACAGCACGCACCAGGCCTACAACGGCATGAAGTGGCGCGAGACGGCAGACGCCGCCGCGCAGGCGGGCAAGACGGCCTACCGCTACAGCATGGCGCCGTGGATGTCCGGCGGGAAAAACGCTGGCTTCCTCGACACGCTGAAGACCAAGGTCACGGCGGCGACCGCCCCCTTCGGCGAGGGGACGATGGCCTTCGTGATGGGCGTCGACAAGACGGCCGTCTTCGGCGCTGGTCGCGCAGCGCTCGAAGCGGCCAACCCGGAGATGGGGACCGCGCGACTCGGGCAAGAGACGGCGGGCGGTATTCCCGACGCGCCCGCTCGCGAGCGCGACGCAATGCTGCAGGAGGAGCACCCGATGCTCTACGCGCTCGGGCAGGGCGTGGGCGCGCTGGCGCCCTGGAGCCTCTCGAACAAAGTCTACAACGCCACGCTCGCTGCGGGCGCGAAGGTGGCGGGCAAGGTCGGCGGAGCCGCTGCCCCTCTCGCTCGCGTGGCAGGTGCCGCTGCTGGCGGAGCTGCTGGCGGGGCCTTGAACCAGGCCGCCGAGGAAGGAGTGGACGCAGCCGCCAGCGGCGGCGCGTCGCTGGAGGGCGCCCCGCGGCGCGTGGGTAGCGCTGCGGCGACGGCGGGCGCCTTGGGCTCAGCGGGCAAGCTCGCCGAGGAAGCTGTCACTGGCGTGGGCAACTGGGTGCGGGAAGGTGAGTACCTCGAGGGGCTGCCCGGTCGCATCGAGCGCCACGGCGTCCAGCCGAAGTTCGGACGCGGCTATGTCGACCCGCCCGAGGTGGTGGCAGCCAAGCGCGAAGCGAAGGCCTCGGGCCGCGACGACAAGCCCATCGACGTGCTGGCGGAGAAGCTCGACAAGCCCATGACGGACGCCGCCAAGGCGCACACCGAGAGCGTGACCGAGCGGGTGAAGCGGGAGAACGCCGCGGTCTACGCGAGCCCGGAGGGGCAACAGCTTCTGCCGACCCGAAGGACAACCGAGGAGGCATACGCCCAGCTCAAGCAGCGCGCCGCTTCCAACAGCAAGCAGCAGGCGCCCACGGCCGTGGGCATCCCGAACGCGCCCAGCGCCGTGAAGGGTGTCTTCAACACCCACATCGAGGGCGTGTCGGTGAAGCCGGTGGACGGCTGGATTCCGATGCCCGCCAATCACGCCGAGGCGTTCCTCAGCCCCGTGATGCAGAAGCGCACGCTGCGCGCTGCCCGGACCGGCAAGCCCGCCATGCGAGGGGACAGGCCGCGCGCGCCCAAGGCGCCGGCTCCCGAAGGGGCGCCCAAGCCTGCAGGCGTGCTCGACTTTGAAGGGGCCAAGGCCCGCCCGCCCGCGGCGCGCGTCACCGGAAAGCCGGGCGCCTTCATCCGCAAGCTAGAGAAGCGGGGCGTCGACACCGTCTACGTGGCCCCGCGGCTGCTCAACGCAGAGCACCAGGAGTCGGCGATTCGCCGCCTGCGTACGAAGTTCCGGAAGAACAAATCCGACCCGGACCTGGAGAAGCCCTACCGGGCCGCCATGGAGGACCGCAAGCAGCGCGTCTGGCAGGGCGAGCAGGGCGGCTTCTCCAAGCTGCAGAAGCAGCATTCCAAGGACATCGACGCTGCGAAGAAGACGCAGCAGCGCGTGGCGCCCGATGCGACCGGCGCCTACCAGCAAATCATCAAGCTCTCGCAGCAGCGCTCCGGGCAGGGCCGCGCGCAGCAAGCGATGCGAGAGACCGCGGCGCGTGCCGGTGGCGACGCTCCCGCGCAGCTCAACGCCTCGCAGGTGATGCACCCGATGCAGAAGCTCAAGGCGCGCACCAGCTTCGGCAAAGACTCGCGCGGCCAGCGGCGCGGCTGGTTCGGTATCCCTATCCCGCAGGTCGGCGACATGGCGCTGATGCGCGGCATCTACCCCACGACGCGCGCTCTGGAAAAGGCGCCCATCGCCAAGCACGCGGTCAAGCTCGCTCGCGCCCGCCGCATCCCCGACGACCGTGCCGAGGCGGTGGAGAAGGAACGCGAGAAGCTGAAGGCCAAGGCAGAAGGCTACGCGGAGCGCGCCGGTACCGCCGAGCCCAAGAAGAGCGAGAGCCACGCCAAGAAGAGCCACCGCCGCCGGCTCCGACGGAAGGACAGCAAATGAGCAAGACCCGCATCCCATTCAAGAACACGCAGACCCTCAACGGCCTCGGGCTGCCCGGCGCCGCCGAGGTGGTGACGCTCTTCAACAGCGTGACGGCGTTCCCGGGCCCCGGAGGGCTACAGAACCTCGGACCCGAGTACTGGTTCACCTACAGCATCGCGCCGTCCACCAACGCGACCGGCAACAGCGTGACCGCGCAGTACAGCAACGACGGCGGCACCACCTGGAACGAGTTCTACGCCAGCTCGACGAACGAGCCCGTGGGGGACTCGACGACGTTCACGGACGAAATCTTCATCGGCCAGTACCAGAACATCCGGGTGCGCTTCAACAACGGGACCTTGGCGCAGGCCACGCTCTTCGCCGTCAACATGTCTCTCGACGCCAAGGAGCGCGCGAGCGCGGGCATCTGATGAGCGTTCGGGCCAGCTTCCGTGGGCTCGGGTTCAACCCGGTCCAGCAGAGCAAGGTTAGCTCCTGGCTGCGGCTCGCGGTGTCCTCTCAGACGGGCGGCGAGTGGGTCGACTGGGTTGACGTCCTCAACAACAACCCGGGCGTCATCAACGCAGCTCGGCGCCCTGCTGTAGGGGCGAGCGCCAACGGCCTGCCCATCGCGACGTTCGCCACCAACGACTGCGTCTCGGTCCCGCTCATCGCGAACAACAACCAGACGTCGCGCACCGGCATCGCGATGTGGGTGCGCGTCGGCAACTTGACGGGGACATCGACGCTCGTCATCTACTCCGTTGGGACGGGCGGCGCTTCAGCGCGCAAGCTGTTCTTCCTTCTGGATTCGGCAGAGCGAGTCCGTGTGGACGCCTACATTGCGGGCTCGGCGGGCAGGTCGTTTCTCTCCACCGCCAGCCTGACGCAGAACGCCTGGGCCTGGCTGCGGCTCAAGTATGACAGCTTGCTCGGCGGCGATCCCAACCTGTCCGCCTTCGTCAACGGGGCGTCGGCGGCAGGTGCCTACACGGACGTCGGCGCCGGAGGCACACTGGGCGTGCTCCCGACGGTCACGGGAAACCTGCTCATCGGCAACACCAACGACTCGGGCACCCCGTCGTCTTTTCTGGCGGGTGACATCGGCCCCAACATCTTCTTTTTGAGCGAAGACCTCACGGCCGCCGAGGAGCTAATCCTCATGAACTTCGAGAGGCCCACCTGATGGCCACCCGCCGCAAGCCCTTCGTCCCCAAGCCGCCCCAGCGCAAGCCGCGCAAGTCGTCCGACATCGACGCCTACGGGCACGCCGACTTTCTGCGCGCGCTGTTGGCCGGCACTGTGCAGGCCACCAAGCTCATCGAGGCGCGCGACTCACTCGGGCGGCTCGTGCTCGCCTATGACGACCCCAACGGCTGAAGGACACTATGAGCCCCACCATCGCTCTCACCGCCCGCGCCTATATGCTCGACGGCCTGGAGACCTTCATGCTGGTCGGCGGCGGCACGGCCAACCTCACCATCTACCAGGGCAGCACCGCGCTCTGTGTCTTCCCGCTCGCCGCATCCCCCTTCGGCTCGGCCGTGGGTGACAGCCTCGTGCTGGCGTCCGCGCCCATCAGCTCCACCGGCACGGAGGTAGCGGGGCAAGCCAACCGCTTCATCCTCACCAACCAGAATGCCGAGACCGGGCTGAGCGGCACGGTGAGCGGCATCGGAGGCGGCGGCGCGCTGCAGGCGCCGAACCTCACGGTCACCGCAGACGCAACGCAGACGCTCAACGCGCTGGTCGTGCGCATGGCCATGGACGGCAGCCTCACCCTCGAAGGGAGTCTCACTTTCGTATGAACGTCACCGCCCCCACGCCCACTGTGCAGATCGAGTTTCACGTGGAACCTCACCCGGACCCCGTCGTGCAATCGCTCATCGAAAAGGTCGAGCGGCTGCAAGCGGAGAACGAACAGCTCAGGGCGGAGCTGGACAGCGCCGACCGCAACGGAGGCTCGTAATGGCACTCACTCTCGGCGCAGCTACCACCATCGCCACCAACGCACGCAACGCGCAGGCGGACGCCTTCGACACGCTCGTCAACACCGGCACGGCGCAGACCCTCGTGCTCATCGACTCGACCGGCCCTACCGTGCTGGTCACCTTCACGCTCGACACGACCAACGCCTTCGGCGCGGCAGCCTCGGGTGCCATCACGGTGACGGGCCTGCCACTGTCGGCGGCGGCCTCGGCGGGCGCAGCGGCCACCGCCGAGACGTACGAGATTCGCATCGACGGCACGGCGTGCTGGACGGGCGGCGTCACCGGCGCCGACACCATCACCAGCGGGCAGACCGTCAACCTCACGGCCTTCACCATCACGTGGCCCGCGTCCTGAGCTGAGCCATGGCAGCGTTCGTCTCCTTCACGACGGGCGCAGCCTCGCGTTCGGTGACCGTGCCTGCGGGTACGGACCGGCTGCTCGTTGCCATCGCGCACTCGAGCGCGTCGACCGCGGCGCGCACGGCGACCTACAACGGCGTGAGCATGTCGGTCGCCACCACGGCGAACGGCTGGACACAGATCTTCTACATGCTGAGCCCGCCCGCGGGGTCAGCGACGATGGCCGTCTCGGGCGCCGACATCAGCTCGGTCGTTGCTGCCCACTACACGGGCGTTGGCTCGTTCCAGAGCGGGCAAGCGGGGAGTGTCGCGAGCGCGAGCTTCGCCCCCAACATGGGCGGCGCCATCGTCTTTGGCATGGTGGCGGGCAGCTCCAGCCACACGCCCGTCGCCAGCACGAACGAGCGCCAGGACGGCAGCGATTACTACGCCGACCGCCTCGTCACGACTTCGGGCTCGGTCACCGTTGGCGTGGCAGCGGCTACCGACCCTGACTACGCCGGGGCCATCTTCGGCGACTCGGTCAGCGCCAGCGGCAGCATCAATGCCCCCGTCGCTACCTCCACCGGCACCGCGTCCACGGGGCTCAGCGCCAGCGGGAGTGTGACCGCGCCCAAGGCCACCTCGAGCGGCAGCGTCTCGGTCATCGTGAGCGTGAGCGGCAGCGTCGCGGCACCCGCGGCCACCTCCACTGGCAGCGCGCTACCCATCATCCCCACCGTCAGCGGCAGCGTCTCGGCGCCCGCGCCCACGGTCTCGGGCTCGGTGGAGGTGGTTGGCACCGACATCTCCCACGCTGCGGCCGTCACGAGCCGCGCACGCGGCAGCGCCGCCGTCTCTCTGCCCACGGCTACCCTCGCTCGCTCACGCGCTCGCGGCACTGCAACGGAGAACTGACATGGCTCAAGTCGGCAACAGCATCACCTTCTCGGTCGCGTTCACCAACGCGAGCGGCAGCGCGACGGACCCCACTGTCGTTACGTTCTCTTTGAGGGAGCATCTCGACGGGACCGAGCGACAGTGGACTTACAACGCAGTCCCGGTCGAAGGCACACATTACCCGACAGGCGCCAACCCCATCGTGCGCGACAGCGCGGGCGCCTTCCACGTGGTCTACGTGACGCGCAAGCCCGAGCGCCACGTGGGCTTCTGGCTCGGCACCGGCACCGTGAACCAGTCGAGCCAGACCACCGAGTTCGTGAGACACTCGGACCTGACGAGCAACGATGGCGTGTGACGATAGGCAGCTCACCCAGGCGCAGCGCGCCGCCGCCTTTGCGCAGCAGAGGACGGGAGTGGTGCGCGCGGTGCGCCCCTTCAGTGGCAGCGCGACCGTCGAGAACCTCATCGACTACATCAACCGCGAGCTAGGGCCCGCGGTGCGGGACTCGCGCCAGGCCGTCAACGACGTGTACCTGCAGGTCGCCGACAACGCGCCCAGCGCCAACCCCCTGGCCTTCTACTTCTCGACGGAGACGGCGGCAGCGGACCCAACGGTGGGGCGCATCCGTCTCAACCAGGCCGTGCAGAACACGGCCACGGTGCTGCGAGTCTCGCAGAGCAACGGGCGCCTGGTGGACGTGCAGCCCTGGCTCGATGTCATGGCGGGCGGCCCGACGACGCCACTCGGGGTGGTGACGCTGACCGACGCCATCAACCCCGGGCGCTTCATCCGCTGGGACCTCAACACCATGACGGACCAAGGCGCCTACTGGGACCTCGGCGTCACCGTCATCGAGTCGAGCGACGCCGTGCCCTTCGTCGATGGCGAGGCGGTCACCATCGGTTTCATCTCGGGTGTGTCCGCGGCGGGCAGCACCATCCCCGTCGGCGCTCTCAGCCCCATCGCGCCCGACACCTTCGTCGGCAACATCACGACCGGCACGGTAGCGCCCGTCGCCGTCCCGCTTGCCGACGTCGACTCGACCAGCGTCCCCTACGATGCCACGACGCATACCTTCCGGCGCGCTGCGCTGACCGGCTTTGCCGAGGCGGCGCTCAACACCAACGCGACCACCAGCGCCGAGCCCATCGTCACCTATTCGCTCAGCTCCAACATGAGCGCCGAGCGCGTGCTGACCAGCTCGACCAGCAACACGGTCTCGACCAGCGTAGCGAGTCAGATTGCGGTGCAGCGCGCCGCGCTCACGGGGGCCATCGCGGCGGCGGCGGACGCCAACACGACGCTCTTCTCCGGCATCCGGGACAACGGCAGCGCCGAGACGGACCGCACGAACCTGAACTTCGTGAGCGGCGACTCGAACACCGCCGTCATCACCGACGACGCCGGCAATGACGAGCTGGAGGTCACCTACAACTACGTCGGCTCGACCACCAACGTCAACCTGACCAGCGTGACCGGCGCGCAAGGTGTCATCGACATCAGCGCGCTGCGCTGCGGTGGCTCCGTCACGGTCGAGACGGTGTCGGCGGACTACACCATTGCAGGCTTCACCGCCAAGCCGGTGGGCTTCTGGTTCGACTTCATCGACCGCCGCACGAGCGGCGCCACCATTGGGACCATCCTCGACAACTCCGGCGCGACCACCACCAGCGTGCGCTGCCCTGGCAGCGAAGACCTCATCCAGCCCTTCTCGGCGACGACGCAATACTACTACTTCAGCGACCGATGGCGCGCGTTCCCGGCGTCTCCTCCAGCAGGGCGACTCATCGCCACCACCGTCTATACGAGCGGGTCGGGCACGCACACCTACGACGCACGTTGTCGCCGCGCGCTCGTCCGCATGAAGGGCGGCGGCGGCGGCGGCGGCGGCGCGGGCACAGCGGATGGCAACATCGGCAGCGGTGGCGGCGAAGGCGGGCTCGAAGAGCTGGACATCACCAGCGTCCCGACAAGCAGCGCGTACGCCGTGGGCGCCGCTGGGACAGCGGGAGCGGCCACGCCTGACCCGGGGACTGCGGGCGGCACCGGTGGCGACACGACGTTTCATGATGGCTCGGTCACCAGGACAGCCAGCGGTGGGGTCGGGGGCGCCGTGGGCGGCACCATGGCGGAGCCCGGCAACGGCGGCGCCGTTGATTCGATTGGCGGCACGGTTTCCTATTCCTGCCGTGGAGCCCCCGGCGAGCACGGCTTCTACGACACCACCAACGGCACCGCCCACGGAGGCACTGGCGGAGGCACTGGCGGAGGCAAGGGCGGCTTCGGTGGCACCCAAGGGACCACGTCAGAAGCGGGCGTGGCGGCGGGCACCAACTCCGGCGGCGGCGGCGGCGGCGGAAGCCGCCCAGCAAGCCCAGCCGTAGCCGGCGGTGCCGGAGCGGCGGGCTACATCATCGTCGAGGAGTACACGTGACGTCAGCGCGGGGGGCACTCGTGCCAGAAGTTGCAGTAGCCCACGAGCGGGCTGTGGCGCAGCTCCTGACAGAGTTCAGGGGTCTGCTCGAGCGAGCCCGCGCACAGCGGCAGCGCGCGCTCTGCATGGCCAGCGTCCACCTCGGCGTCACCAACCTCATCAGTCACGACGTCGCCAGCCTCCGCGGAGCCACCGCACGCGAGGACCAGAGAGAGGATGCACCAGTGAAACACCTTCATCGCCTCAGCATGCCACCGGCGCAGCATCGCGCCACTGAACCATATCGACACAACGGGACCGGGAGAATGCGACATGACCCACAATGAACCTCGACCACCTGCTGCACGAGCACAGCGAGGAGCTGCTCGCCGCGCTTGGGATTGGCTCGTATCTAGCCCGCAGTTTCTGGCTACTTATTCGCGAGAGGAACTGCTGTCGCGCGCTCTTACTCCGCGAGCAGCAGTCGCATACGCAGAAGCAGAGCGAGACGCTGAGGAAAAGCATCGAGCGGCAGAACGAGATACTGAGGATTCTTTCCACAGCCTATGCGAGCGGGGAGCCGCCTACACTCGACGACTTGCTCTCGCACGCCGAGCGCGACTGGAGTCTGAAATCGTCTCCGACGCCGTCCGAGCCGTAGAGCCCATGGATCGCGTCGAGACCGTGCGCTTCACCTACCCGCACCCCGCGGGGTAGACAGCTGGCCCCCGACTATCCGCGACCGGGGGGGGGGATGCCGCTAACGACAGCCGGGGGCCCGCCCACTGAGCACGGTACAGGTTCGGGGCGACGCCGGCAAAGTTTCGACGTCACCCCACCGGGTGTTGCCCGGATTGATGCGCCGTGCCGCCAGGTGTATCATTGTGGTACATGGCGCGTCCGGTTCTCGCCCGCCCCTGCCCGACCTACCCGTGGTCGGAGGTCCTGATGGGTCTCCTGCTCTGCGCGTTTGCCCTGGCGGGGCTCGCTGCGGCCTGCGGGGTGCTGCCGTGAGCCGCCCGCCGCCCCTGCCGCCGCCCTTCCTGCGCGCCGTGGAGGACGTTACGGAGCCCGGACTGGGCGCCCTGGCGCTGCGGCAGGAGAATGCGCGCCTGATGGAGGACAACGCCCGCCTGCGTCGCGAGCGCAACGAGGCGCGCGCCGAGAAGACGAGCACGGCTCCACCTCCCCGGCGAGGCAAGGGCCTGGCCGTGGGCGCTGCCGCCGGCTCGGGGCTCTTCCTGGCCCTGCGCCTCGTCCTGCGCGCCGTCGCTGACCAGTGGCCAGAGTACGCGCCGCTGGCCGAGGCGCTGCTCGGGATGTTGGGGGGGCTCTGATGGCGCGCTACCTCGACGTCTGCCGCTTCGGGGTGCTCTCTGCCTACCAGCTCTCGAGCTGCACCCCGGCGCTGCAGCGGCTGCTCACCGAGGCCATCCGGCGCGCGCCCAAGTGGCTCGACTTCGCCATCCTCTGCGGGCACCGCAACGAGGTCGACCAGAACAAAGCCTTCGCCGATGGGCAGAGCAAGAAGCGCTGGCCCGACGGCGAGCACAACCACCTGCCGAGCCGCGCTGTCGACATCCGCCCGGCATCCCCCTTTAACGCTGCCGACTGGCAGGACCAAGTACGCTTCGGCCGCATCATGGGCTTCATCGAAGGCGTCGCCGTCGATCTGGGCATTCCCATCCGTCTCGGCCTGGACTGGAACCGGGACGGGCGCAGCATCGACGAGACGTTCAAAGACCTGGGTCATCTCGAGGAGGCAGCGTGAGCCTCTGGACGCGCAGCGTGGACGTGGCCTTCGACGTATTCGAGGGCGTCGTCTCGCTCTACGACTTCGTGCGCCGCTTCCGACAGCCCGAGCCCATCCCGCTCACCCGCCGCAGCGTCGCTCACCAGCAAGAGCAGATCCGGCGGGCCACCATCCGCCCGCCACCGCCGTGACCATCAACAGCCGGCGCAAGGGCTCGAGCTACGAGCGGGAGGTGGGCGCCGAGCTGGGCCTGGCTCGCGCGCTCGACCAATGCCGCGACGGCGGCGGGGACCTGGAGCACCCGAGCCTGGCCATCGAGTGCAAGCGCTACGCTCGCGCCGTCAACGTACCGAAGGCCATGGACCAAGCCGTACGCTCAGCCCATGGCCGCATCCCCGTGGTGATTCACCGCGTCGACCGCACCGAGAGCCTCGTCACCATGAGGCTCTCGGACTGGCTGCCGCTCTACCGGGAGCGGTGGAAGCCTTAGGCGGCCTCCCGCGCGTCCAGCTCTTCCGCCGTGTAGCCCATCTCCTCTGGGCAGTAGCAGCCCATCGTGGCGCCGGGCCAGAGGATACGAGCGAGCTTGCTGCCCGCCGTCTTCATCAGCATATCCTGCGGCCGCTTCTCCCAATTGCCTGGCTTGCCGTAGTTGGCACCGCGGCAGAGCCCGGCCTGGCGCGCATCCTCGATGGTGTAGGTGTACTCGACCGGCTGCGGCTGGCGCTTGTGCTTGCCGACCCACGTCACCGAGGTGGCGCTCATCTTCGTGGGCATCAGGTACTCGAAGTTGGCATCCCGCTCGCACAGCGCACGGATGAGGTCGGCCGAGGCCACTGGCTTGCCTTCGACGATGTGATGGTTGGCGAGCGCGGTGGTGATGCCGAGCCCCATCTCCTTGGCGCGCACCATGACCGTGAAGATTTGGGCCTCGCTCTTGTACTGCGAATAGAGCTGGCCCTTGTAGAGCCAGGTGCTCATCTGATAGGCGCTCGTCAGATCCATGGGCTGCAGCTCGCTCGTCACGAGCCCGTATTTGGTCTGCGTCACCTCGGGCTGAGCCTTCACCATCTGCGTGCGCGGCACGACCACCGAGGCGCGCGCCGGCTCGGCTGCCTTGTCGCCCGGGGCGTTGCTGACCGTGTCACTCTCGCCGTTCTGCTGACGCTCGCGGTCGTACTGCTGCTCGAGCAGGTCTTCCCGGCTGGCCTGGTCGTTGGAAGCGCGGGCCTTCAGGCTCTCCTGATACAGGCGCCCCGCCTCTTCGAGCGCTGGGTCTTTGACTTCGTCCATGCTGTTCGCTTTCTCCTGCTCGGGTTCAGGCTCGCGCGCCACGAGCAGCGCGTCCGCATCGATGGGGACGTTGGTGTCTAGGGTCGCGAGCTTGATGCTCATCACCAGTGAGTTCCAGCCCTCGGCCAGCGACTTGACGGTCGCGCTCGGCTTGCTGCCCTGCAACTGCGCGGTGGTCGCCATGCCCTCGGCGAGCTTCTCGACCGTGAGGTACTTGTTGACCAGCTCGGAGGCTCGCTTGGGGCCGATGCCGGTGACGCCGGGGATGTTGTCGCTGCTGTCGCCGACCAGCCCCTGGTAGAAGGGCATCAGCTCCGGGGTGACGCCCCACTTGGCGACGACGCCGTCCACGTCCCGCACCACCCAGTCATTGGTGCCCACCGGCGGGATGTACTGCTTGACGTGCTTGTTCAGGCATTGGGCCGCGTCCTTGTCGACGCTGACGATGCGCACGTCATCGCACCAGACGCTGTATTTGGCAGCCAAGGTCGCGATGACGTCGTCCGCCTCGTAGCCCTCGCACCAGCCGACGTTGAAGCCGAGCCGCTGAATCTCCTTGTAGAGCCACGCGCGCTGCGCTCGCTCCTCGGGCTCGAGCACGGGGCGGGTCGCCTTGTAGTCGGGAGAGATAGCGAGACGGTGCGTGTAGGGCGGCGCATCGCGGCAGATGATGACGTGCTCGACGCCTTGCTTCAGGTGCTCGAGGTCACGCAGGGTCGCCTTTGCCGCGCCGAGCGGCAGCCCATCGGTGATGGTGTGCCAGCGTTTTTTGAAGAGGTAGGCCAGGTCGACCAGCGCGATGGACTCGGGAGCGGGGAGCAGCGTTGCTTCTTGGGTCATGATGCAATCCTTTGTGCCGACCGAAGCCGGCAGTAGATGGGGTCGTGGGTGAGAGCGGCTTCGGCTTCCGCCTCGCTCAGTGTGTCGAAAGAGGCGCCGCCGACGTCGAACACCCACGGTGGGGCAGGAGGAACGATGAAACCAACGAGGTCCAAATCCCCGTGGGGAAGAGCACCTGTTCTGGGCAGTGTACAATTGTATTGGTCAGTGTCAACGTTGGATGTCAGTTCAGTGTCCTGGACCGGCACGGCATTCGCCGCTTCGCGCTGTTTGCAGCCGCGATGGGAGAGCCGCGGCTGGTAGTTCAGCTGCCGCGAGTGGACCGTGCGCAGCGCCCCGCAATCGCACCGGCAGTACCAGCGCGGGGAGACGGCGTTGACGGCTGCGAGCACGGTGTCGAGCCCGAAGCGCCGTCCCGTCAGGTCTTTGCGGGCCCTCATGGCTCCTCCTGCTCGATGAGCTGACGCAGCGCCTTGCTGCGCGCCAGCTGGCTCTTGCGGTTGCCCCGGCGCCGGCTCTGGTAGGTGCGCGCCTCGGGTGTCCGGAGGCAGCGGCGCGGCGCCACTCCGAGGGCGGCAGCGCGCTCGGTCTCGTCGGGGCTGGTGACCCCGCGGGTGAAGGCCTCGGTCCAGCCGAGCGACACGCTCACGAGGCCTCCGTGGCGCGCTTGCGCTTGGCCTTCGTCTTCACTGGCACGGTGAGCGCCTGAGCGAGAGCGAGCGGCATCTGCTGGCGGTCGGGCAGCGTCATGCCCGGCGTGGGCTCGCGGTTGGCGTGCGACCGGTGCGCGTTCTCGATCTGCGCCCATCGGGCGACGGCGAAGAACGTCTCACCCTTCGGGTCCCAATCGAACACCGCATCGACTCGCAGGCGCTGAAAGTCGACAGGGGCCAGCGCTTGGGCCAGGGCGGTCATCAGCTCGCCGGACTTTCGAGGCCTCGGGTAGTTCGTCTCGAACACGTCGGTGGGCCCGTTGTCGTTGGCCACCTCGAGCCGCAGCTCGAGCAGCCGAAGGCGCTCCTCGGCCTGGCGCAGCTCCGTGCATTCGCGGTGGCAGTCGAAGCTGGCGAGCAGCAGGTGAGCCATGTCCAGGCCCTTGCCGCGGTCGTAGCTCTCGCGGCAGCGCACCTTGCGGGCAGCCACCTCGGCGCGCGCGTTGTCGATGGCGACGATGACGTTCATGCGGCCTCCTTCGGGCTGACGCCCTTGCGTTTGCGTAGTGAGATGCTGAGCCGCTCGCCGAGCATCTCGAGGGCGCGCTTGGCGCCCAACTCCACCATGGCGCTTTGCAGCTCGCGGACGTGGGCGTCGAGGTCGAGCCCGTGCTTTTTAGCGAAGGCTCGGTGTTTGTCGGTGGGCTCGAGCAGCGGGACGGCGTCGAATCTGCCGCCGCTCGCTCGCGGCTTGCTCGCCGCTGCGGCTTTCGCCCGCTCGGTCTCGTCCCAAGTGCGCCATTTGCCGAAAAAGCTGCGGACGTAGTTGTCGAGCTGGTCGGGCAACACCCCGCGCTGCCCGCCGATCGGGCCCGTGCGCAGCGACAGGATGCGAGCGTCCAGGTCCGCAATGCCCGCCATCGTCGCCTCGGCGCGCAGCGCAGCGCAGGGCTTCCACGACTCCGGGAGTTTATCCAGGGCTACCGAACGACTCATGGGGGGTAGGGGGGATTCCCTGTCTTCAGGGAATGTTTTAGTTGTGGGTTTGGGTTTGGTTTTGGGTGGGGTAACGATCGGGTCACAGGGGGTAACCGGGACCACGTCATTGGCCGCCTTGGCAGCAGCTCGGGTGTTGGCCATGTAGCGACGGGTGCGAGCGTTCTTTGCTTCGCGCTTGGCCAGGTCGCGCTGCTCCTCGAAGCCGAGCACCCGCCACCCTCCGGGCACGCGCTCGATGAGCCGCCCCTGGTTGGGGTCCTCGGGGTCGGCGTCGGCATCCTGGAGAGCGAGCACCTCGAGGGCCTCACGCGCCTCGCCGCCGGTGACGTGGGCGCCGATGGCGACCCCTGCCACATCGGTGCTCATGTAGCCCTCGGGGTCACACCGCAGCTCAAGCCAGAGCCAGACGCAGCGGGTCGCGGGCGACAGCGCCCAGAGTCGGGACGAGAGAACCTTTTGGAAGATGGGGGTGTACTGTTGTCGCATGGTGTGGGGGCCCTCCTTGGCCCCTGATGTGGGCACCGTCCTTGGTGCCATTGTGGGTGCTTCGTTCGACCTACGCTTTGGGTCGAATGGGTCAAACTGGCCGTCATCTACGGTGGTCAGCCGTGTGCAGTTACGAGCACTTAGGAGTGCGTGAGGGGGTTACTATCCCTTCGCAATGCATAGGCCGTGAGTTCGATCCTCACCGGCTCCACCAAAGGAATCAGATAGTTAGAGTGGGGATGGGTCATGATGAGTAGCTCTTACGACCTACGTTCTGGGTCAAACGCCAGAAAACGGGCTTCCCGGTCCACGCTGGGCAGCGTTGAGCAGCTGCCGCATCTGGTCGAGCAGGGCGGCAGCGTCCAGCGGCGGCGCGACAAACCCGGACACCCCCTGTCCGGGTTTAGACGCAGCGCTTGCGTCAAAACTAGTGGCCGCATCAGCCACCGGTTTCGCCGGTCGCGGCAAGGCGGCGTCGGGGGCCTGCACCAGGCGCGCCGTGTCGTAGCGGCTGGAGGTCGCCAGCTGCGTGTGCCCGGCCAGCGCCAGCACGTCGGCGGTGGGCACGCCGGCACCCTTGAGCGCCGTCACGAAGGCTCGGCGCAGGGAGTGGAAGTCCAGGGCCCGGGACTCGTCGGTGTCCGTCTGGAACGCGCAGTAGCGCTTGTCCGGGTTGGCAGGGTCCCAGCCCGGCAGCGGGCGCACGATGCCTGCCCCCCAAAAGGCACGCCGCAGCGCCTTGGTGAAGCTGGTGCCATTGCGGGCCTTGGCTGCCCCCACCTTGGTCGCCTTGCGCTGGTAGGTGCTCCCGTCCTTCCGGGTCACCGTGCCGCCCTTGGTGGTGCGCTCCACGGGGAAGACGGGGCCACTCTTGGGGCTGCCCTGCTTCTGCCACCAGGCCTTGAAGTGGATCCACGCGCTCGGCGGCACGCCGTGCTCGACCATCTCGTACGACTTGACCCGGCGGGTGGTGACGAGCTTGCCCTCGGTATCCGTCTTGGGACGACGGACCTTCATGCGTCCCGTCTCCCAGTCGGTGACGTGCTCCCAGCGAGCCTCGAGCAAGTCGCTCGTGCGGTGCCCGGCCATGTCCCGGCAGAGCAGGCAGGCGATGTCGAGCTGCGTCTCGAAGCCCCTCTTCTCTCGGAAGCGCAGAAGCTCGGCGTCGCTCGGCACCTGGCGCAGCCGCCCGTCTTCTACGGCGTTGCTCGGCATGGCGAGGCTGCGGGCGGGGTTGTCCTCCCGGACGTTGCCGCGCACCAGCTTGGCCATCACCTGGCTCATGTCCGTGCGCACGTAGGCGATGGTGCCCTTGAGCAGGCCGAGCGCCGGCATCCGATCCAAGACCGACGAGCAGTGCCCGGCATTGACCGCCCACGCTTCGATATGCCCGATGATGGGGAACACGTACGTGCGCAGGCGCGTGCGCCGGTCGTGCGCCTTCTTCACCTCGGGGCGCGTCTTGGTCGGCATCGCGTCCACGATGCGCTCGGCCGCCTCTTTGAAAGTCTCGGTGCGGGCCTCCTTGGGTGGTTCGCCGGTGGCCAGCCAGCGCTCGTAACGCTGGCTGGCCACGTGTTTATCGTCCGTGCCGAGCGATAGCCAGCGCCCGCGCGCGCAGCCCTCGGGGTAGCCGCGCACGCGGCCCACCCAGGTCTTCATCGACTGGCGCCACCGCGGCGCTTCTCCCGTCACTTTTCTCGGCATTGGTTTCTCTCTCTCTGACGAGCGGCTGGCTCAAGCTTGGTGCTTGCGCTCCCTCAACCACTCGATGCACTTTTCGGGCTCGAACCGCACGACCTGAGGCCCCAAGCTCACGGTCGGCATGCCCTCGCGCCGGAGGCGGTCGACGCTCGACGGGCTGCACCCAAAGGCGCGCGCCAGGTTCTGCCGGTCCACGAGTGACGGGCCCCCGATGCCCTTGTCCATGGCCTCGCACACGGCCCGGGTGAGCAGCGTCACGAGCTGACCACGGGTGAGGGTGACCATCGGCTCATCGTTGTCGTTGGCGGGCGTGTGATTGCTCACGCTCCGCCCGTCCCATCTGCGTACGTATACATTGGGTAGCCCATCCTTTGGCTGTGGACCACGGGAGGTCACGAAGGACTCACCCGGGGTCGAAGGGGACTCAGTGTGACGATTTGAAACAGTCGTGTCACTACTGAAGCAACATGCCCCTTGCTTTTCTCGTAGATGTAGGTATGGGGCGGACAAGGGAGGTGGTTTGGTCTGACCAACACTATTGTCGCAACCCCACCGCCGCGCTAGGGTTTTGCGATGCCAGCCCCCAAGTTAGCGAACCTCGAGCTGACCACCCGCGAGCGAGCGGCGCTCGCCTTCTACCGGAGCCATGTCGACGAGCATGGGCGCCCACCGACCCAGCGCGCGCTCGCCGAGCACCTCGGCGTCTACCTGAGCGCGGCGCAGTACATCCTGCGGCGCCTGGTCGACAAGCGCTACCTCTCGCGCGTGTCGCGCCCCGTCACCGAGTACCGGTTGCGCTTGAGCCCCAAGGGGCGCAAGGCTCCGCCCCCCACGGGGTGATGCTCCGTGCTTGACACGAACGGAGGTGTGTCAGAAAGGTACGCTTCCGGGGACGCTGGGGTTGCCGGGGTGGTGGGCAACGACGGGGGGACGAGAGGGAGCGGGAGCAATGGATGCAGCACCAACGGCGGCAACGTGGTTGCCCAGTCGCGCGGACTTTGCCGCGCTCGAGCTTTCCGACGAAGATGAGCGCGACGTGAACGAGACGATGGCGCTCATCGTGGTCAGCGTGCGGGTGGGCAGCATCAGCCCGCACTTTGCCAACTGGCTCGTCAGCAAGCTGGCCGAAGAAAAAGCCGAGGCCTGCGCCCGGCGTATCGAGAGAGAGAGAGCATGAAGAAAAAACAGAAGCGCCGCAGACACGACCCGCAAACCAAAGCCGCCGCCGTGGCGCGCGCCCAAGTCGTGGGCCTCACCCAGGCGGGTCGCGAGATCGGCTGCGCCGCGTCGGTGGTCGGACGCTGGGCGAAGAAGGCCGGCGTGACCGTGCCGCAGTTTCACTTCGCCCCGGGGCGAGGCCTGCGCCGCGTCGAGGAGCCCGAGGCCCCGGGGCTCGGCGCAGGCAACCCCGAGCCGCGACCGGTGACGGTCACGCCGCCCGCGAACAAATACCACCAATACGCCGCCGACACACCGGAGCACCGCGCCATCGCGCTGCGCATCGTGCGCGGCGAGGCGCGCCAGGTCGTCGCCAATGAGATCGGGGTCAGCTCCACTCGCATCTCGCAAATCGCGCTCGCGCTCGGCCCTCGCGTGGCCGCCGAGCACGGCATCGACTGGACCCCCAAGTCCTATCCCCAGCGACGCCCCAAGGGCACCGGGAGCGGCACGCTCGTCAGCAGCGCCGGGCGCCCGCCCGAGCAGCTGGCCATGTACTCGCCGCCCACCACCCCGCTGCCGCGCGTGACGGCGCAGCCCGTGCGCGACGAGGCCGAGCAGGCCCGCGCCCAGGCGCAGAGCGAAATGCTCGAGACCGCGCTGCGCCAAGCGTTGCGCGAACGCGACGCCTTCAAGCTCGTCCACGAAGTCCTCATGAGAGAGAAAGACCCCAGCCGATGATGCCCGCCAAGCTGCCTCCCACGCCATACCCGTTTCAGGCCCGCGCTATCCCTCAGGTGCTCAAGAAGTTTGACGACGGAGTGAAGGCGCTCGTGCTCGTGAGCCCGACCGGCTCCGGTAAGACCGTGATGGCCGCACACGTCATGATGGCGCTCAACAGAGCAAACGAGCACCGTTTCGAGAAAGTGAACTGCATCAGTCACCGCCTCAGCATCAACGAGCAGAACGAGCAATTGCTCTGCCCGACGTTTACGCCGCAGGAGTTCTACGACGGCAAGCCGGAGAAGTTTGGCACACCGGATCTGGTCATTTGGGAGGAGTGCCACCACTCGGAGGCGCCTACATTCAAGGCCGCGCGCAAGCGCTTCCCGAACGCGCTGATGCTCGGACTGACAGCGACTCCACAACGGTCCGACGGGCTCGCGCTCGACCTCTTCGAGGATATGGTGGTGGCTGCGCACAATTCCGAATTGCTGCTCAACAAGACCATCGCACCGTGTCAGGTGGACGTGCCTGAAAGCTTCTACGAAGACCAGACGCCAGACCTGGCGTTGGCCTATCTCGACTATCGAGAGGCGCACAATCGCGCGCTCATCTTCTGCCCGAGCATCGAAGAGGCGGAGAGCGTGGCCAAGCGCCTGAAGAAAGTCCAACCGTACCATTGCCAGCGAGGGCGCAAGACCAATGCAGCCGCGCTCACTGCCTTCAAAAACGGCACGTTGGATGCGCTCACTACGGTAGACGCGCTCGGCGAAGGAATTGACGTGCCACAAGCGGACTTGCTCGTGCTCGGCCGCCGTTGTGAAAACATCAGCACGTGGCTCCAATACTGCGGGCGCATCTTGCGGCGCTTCGAGGGCAAGAGAAAGTCGCGCGTGCTCGATTGCGTGGGCGCCAGCCTGCGTCATGGCTCCCCCACCGAGGACTTGGTCTACAGCATCACGGGCACCGGCATTCAACGGCGCGGCGGTCAGGGCCAGTCGTTCGAACGCGAGTACACGGGACGCGGAGAGCTGAAGCCCTACCGGGCGAAGTTCCGCACGCTCTTTGGGTGGCAGGACGCCACGCCCGAAGACAAGCGCCGACAGCTCGGGTGGCTACGCCAGCATGCGGCGACCCGTGGCTACACCGAAGACGTAGCGCTGGCGTGCTTCGAAGCGCTCTTCGGCGAAGCGCCGGCGGCTCAGAGCAGCGCACGCCGGCTGGCTCCGCCGAGCAGTCGCGTCACCAATGGGAAAGCGTCGTGAAGTTCCGAATCCAAATCATGGAGGTGGACCACGGCGCCACGCTCGACAGCCCCGAGGGATGCGACGGGTACCCGCACACCATCGAGCCCTGCTACGTCGCGGACCGGGGCTGCTTCGTGCTCTTTGTCGCTTGGCGGGTGACTCCGCCTCCCGTCCCGGACGCTCCCCCGCGGGCGCCCAAGGTACGGAAGGCGAAGCTCACCAAGTGAGGGCTCACTCCCCCCGCACGGCCCACTGACCCGAGCTGACCATTTTGGGCACATCGCACAAGAGGCCCTTGGTCTCGAGCAGGCGCAGCGCCTCGAGGGCGGTCTGTCTGCTGACCCCGAGCCGGGTCCCCACCTCGACCGCATTGGGGGCTCGGCCTAGCTCCCGGGTCAGGACCCGCACCGCCTCGATATAATCGCTCTGGCGGGCCGTAGCGGGGCGCGGCGGGGCATACGGGGAGCGAGCGCGCTTAGCGGCCATGGTTTGCCCCCTGGAGCCAGTCGTGCAGGCTCTCTAGCTCGTACGCCGTGACAGCGTCCAGAGGGTGGGCGGCATGCTCGGCCGAGTTGTCGGCGCTCTCGAGGCAGTAGGCGAGCAGGGCTCCACCGGTGAGGTCGCGCAGCTCGTCTAGCTCGCCAGCGGCCGCCGTCCAGTCGTACGCGGCGTGCAGGTGTTTCGGCAAGTGCGGGTCAGCAGCCATCGGGGTCGACCTTTCGGGTGGTGCGCTTGGGCAGCTGCGTGCGGGTGACGCAGCGGCGCTCTTTGGACTCGGCCACGGCTTGGCGGTAGCTGGCCTTTAGGGCAGCGTCGGCCGTGTCGAGCGCGAGATACACGCGCGGCAAGCCGATGAGCCAGAGGATACCGAGCAGAATGAGGGTGAATAGGGCTTTCATGCCGGCACCGCTTCCGGCTCGAGCCGATCGCACAGGGCCGCCAGTTCTGCCACTACCTCAGCCGGAACGCGCTTGACCAGCCAGCGGCTACCGAATTTGTAGCCACGGTCCACCAGCAGATCGGCGGCTCCCAGTGCAGTGCACGCGGAGAGATACCAGTCGCCACGGTCGAGCGGTTCGGCCGCGTCCAAGATTGCTTTCTGCGCGGCCGTGCCGGCCTGCATATCGTTCAAATGCCACTGGCGCCAGAGTACGCACAGCCGCTGTAGGTCCGTGCGGGTCTGCCCTCCGCATGATGCGGCGTAGCGCTCTAGCAGGTCGTGGCACTGGCCGAAGGAGTCTTCGCGCCACTTGTGGCGCTGGGTCGGCCGCTCCCAACTGCCCACCGATACCGATAGGCGGTTATAGGGCTCGTCGATAGGTTGCAGGTCAGTGTCCATGGAGCCGGGTTGCGCCTCTTGGCGCGTAATCTCCACATAGACTTCAATGCGCCTGGTCAGTGACTGGAAGCGTAGCGTGCGCTTGATGCTCATTCTCTCTCTCTCTCTCTCTTTTCCGGGCTGAATGCCCACGCGGAGCCGTCACCCGTGTGACGGCGCCGGATGGGAGGTCAGCCAATGCGGCGCAAGTAGGCTTGCGCTAGTTCGTGCTGCCCTTGGTGGATACGCAGGCGCGCGCACAGGCGCCGCATTTCCACCCGGGCCTCCCGTAGCCAGTCGCGGCTCACCTTGGTGCGACCCGCTTTGCCGGCGGCAATCTCTCGACGCAGGCACAGAATCTCGCCCTTCAAGCGCTCAATCTCAGTCACAGGCACCCCACGAAATGCAAGAGCCACCAGCAGACGAGCAGGCCGATAGCGGCCGGCAGTAGCTCGAGCAGAGCGCCTAGAACCATCATGGCCAGGCAGAGCGCGGCGAAGCCGAGCACGCACAGAACGAGCAGGGCGAGCAGGCTCATTGGGGCACCCGCTTTCCGGCGTGCACCGGTCGCGGCTCACCAGAAGAGCCAGCCTCCCAAACAGGGGCCACGCCAAAGTGAGCGCACATATGCAGCTGTAGCGGGGTCCAGTTGTCCGGGTAAATGTCCCAGGCGCTCTCACGTTGCGCGCGAGCGATGGTCAGCAATTGCTCCGCGGAGTATTGCTGACCGATGGTCTCGCTGCATGCGTTGAATAGCTGCACCGCGTAGCGGAGCAGCTCAATGCCGGTCAATTCTGGTTTCTGGCTCATGCTTCTCTCTCTCTTTCTGCCGAGCTGAATGCTCGCCGGGCTCTAGTAGCAGGGCTGCTAGAGCCAAGCGGACGGGTCAGCCTGCGTCGTCTTCCGGGCATGGCCCGTCTTGCGGCGTTATCTCGACATAGTCCGCGCATGCGGCGTGGAACTGATAGCGACCCGTCCGGCGCAGCGCTTCCCTTGCTCGACGCAAGACGGCTGGTGGCAGGTCAAAAAAGGGTGACAAGGCCGCATCGATCGCCTCTTCTTTCGTTTCGGCAAAGCCGGGCCCGCCGTCATACAAGCAACCGACCGTGCCAGAACCGTAGCTCCAATGCGTTGCAGTCATTCTCTCTCTTCCTTCTCGGCTGATGTGGCCGCACGGGCCTGTTGCACGGATGCAACTGGCCCGAACGGGACATTAGGCGTTGTACTGGTTGCGCCAAGCCTCGAAATTGGAGTCCACCTTGACGGACTTGCGTTGCAGGTCGCGACGGTTGGCAAAGTAGACACCGTTTGCAGCGAGCATGCGCGCGATGCGCTCTAACGTGCCGTAGCTGGTGCCCTGCACGTGTAGGTCATAGTCGACCGACACGACACGCGAGCCGCGAAAGCTTTCCACGTCGCAGCCTTGGTAGGCGCCTGTGCAGCTGACAGATAGCGACCGGTCGCAGCCGTCCCAGCACGTCTCATGGTGAGAGCACGATTGACGGTCAATGAACGCTAGCGCCTCTCGGATGCTGGGAAACTCGAAAGCACCCGCTTGCGCGCGCCTGATGTTTCGCTGAACGTCGCGCTTGCGCCCGTTGCTGAACGAGCGGCGCCGCTCGGTTGCGGGGTCAATGTAGCCGTTATCGGCGCTATCCCCGTCTTGGGAGCTTTCTTCCGTGATGAGCGTATAGGTGACGCTCACCTTGTGCAGCTTGCTGGTTGCAGACATTGGGTCTCTCTCTTTCTGGCGCTTGGCGCACCCTGCTACGCGCTAGACGGCTAGCGCGTAGTGAGGCGGGTCAAGGCAGCGGACGGCGGAAGCGGCCTAGGTGGCCCGGGTCCGCCGTGAAGCAATCCGCGCCAGCTGACAACGGGTCGATCCGCACCTTGCCGTTCTTGTAGACCTTGAATGGTCGGATGCGGGTCGGCGCATAGTCCAGCGGAGCATGGTAGAAAAGCGGAGCATTGCTCGCGACGTATGCGAGCAAGTCAGACCATTGCGCGAAACCGGTAAAGCCGTGTTGCATGATGCGTGTCTCTCTCTCGGGTCAAGCGGACCCGCCGTGCCCTGCTAGCCGTGGCTGGCAGGGCAGAGCGGAGCGCTTACCGTACGCGCCCATCGTCAACGCCGTTGGGTCCGGCGAATAGATACACCTCACCGTAAGCGTGAGCTACGCGGGTTAGGTACTCTCCGCGGTCCACGTCGTAGCCCCGATCGGTCTCCCAATAGCCCACCCCGTGGCCGTTGCGCGTAAACCAGAAGTCACGCCCCGCTTGCTCGTCGCCCGCGTCGCACCACTGGAGCACGCTTTCGACCTGACACTGGAACGCCGCGCATTCGTGCGCCATTCTCGCCAGCGTATCGTCGTCAATGTCGTCAATGCCGTAGTTGCGATCCAGCGGGTAACCGCCGCTCGGGGTCGTCTCATCAGTGGTGCTGAACAGCGCGGCTTCCACGTAGCCGCGTAGAAACTTGCTGATTGCTGGACGGGTCATGCTCTCTCTCGTTTCCGGGCTCTCTCGAGCCGTTGTAGTGGCCGCTGTGGCTCACCTTTCCGCGCAGTACCGTTGCCAGTGCTGCGCGGGATAGGCGGGTCTCAGGGGTAGTTGGTGACAGACGACATCTCGTCTTGAGCGTCCCGATCGCCGTATGCGTCGGCGGTAGCGCTCACAACGTCAATGCCGCCTGGGTACAGGAACGCCGTGATGCGGTCGCATACGGCCTGGCTTGCCTCAGCCAGCGTCACGCCGTGCCAGTCGTGGTCCACCTCGAGGGTCACGGTCACTTGAACGACGTGCTTCACTTGCCACCCCGCACAACCAGGGTCGGGCACGTAATGACGGCATCGCCATTGATGTAGACGATGCGGCAACGTTGCGGCGCTGCGGGAGCAAGCTCGGCAGCGTCAGCGGCGGTAATGCCGAGCACGGCGCCAGCCACGAATGCTGCGAGGGTGATAGCGATGATTCGAGCGGTCATGGGTTCTCGTTTCCGGCCCTGTAGGGGCGTGTTGCAGGCTGAGTGCCTGGTAGGGGCCGCGAGCCGTCTCGCGAGCCCTGCCAGAAGCTCAGTCGACCAGACCGACTAGGTTGCCGTCCCGCCAGCACACGCCGTCCGCAACCAGGCTGCGCACGCTAGCGGCCAGCCCTGCACAAGAGCCGGTGCGGGCCAACGCAACCGACAGGTCACCCATCGTGAGCGGCGAGTCAGCGGCCACCAGCAGGTCATACACGCGCATCTCAGTACGGGAGAGCGTTGGTTCGGTCGTGCGTTCGGTCGGTTGGGCGTCGGCCAGGGAGCGGAATGTGAGGGTCATGTTGCGTCCTGTGGGAGTGGGGTGAGCCTGCTGTGAGCAGGGTGTCAGGGGGGCCGCCGTTCGTTGCGTCGCCCCGTCCACACCAAGATAGCCCTGTCAGACAGGTTGTGCAAGCCACAGGGGGCATTTTGCTCGCCGTTTTGGGACACTGCGCGTTTGCGCCTCTACTCCGCGCGTGCAGCGTGTGCGCGCGTCACGTGTGCGCGTGTGCAGTGCGCGCGAGTGCAGGCCTGCGCGTGCGTGCGCGTGCGCGCGTACCCGGGTACCCCCCCGGGCCAGGATCGGGGGACGCGGTCGCCCCACCTGCCCCGACCGACACGAAAATTCTGAACCCAAATCCCCCTGTGGTACAGCGCGAGCATGACCCCCGGGGACCTCATCGCTCAGCGCCGTGCCGAGCTGGGCGAAAGCTTGGCTATTTTCAGCAAACGACTCGGTGTGGACCGGTCATTTCTCTGCGACGTGGAGCACGGAAAGCGCCGTGTCGCCCTCAAACACGCCCAGCGCTGGGCAGAGCCTCTCGGCATCGAGCCTGCCGCACTCGCCAAGCTCATCTTCCAAGAGCTGCTCGACGAGGCGGGCCTGGATTTGGTCGTCCAGGTGAGGCGCCGCTGACCCACCTCAGCCGACAGACATGAAAATTCTGACTCAAACCCCCATCTCAGCTACACGCGGGCATGCCCAATGACTACGTCGAGCCCCTGTATCTCGAGATTGGCGCCCTCGTCCGCAGCGCTCGCGAGGCTCTGGGCCTCACGCAGACCGACGTGGGGCAGAAGCTCGTGCCACCCGTCACGCGCGCCGCCATGGCCAACATGGAGTGCGGCAACCAGCGCATCATGCTGCACGTCCTGGTGCAGATTTCGGTCATTCTCGGCGTTCCGCTCACTGAACTGTTGCCGGGGATGCCGCAAAAGCGGGCGACCTCCTACGAGAGCCGCAGAGTCCGCTCTCTCGAGCGGCAAAACGCCGCTCTACAGCGCACCATCTCCAGGGCCCGCGCCGAGCTAGAAAAAACCTGACCCTACTTCGGAGGCAAAGCCTTGGCCGTGTAGTGCACGAAGCCAAATTCGAACGCCATGCGCTCCAGGTTCTCGCCGCGCACCCCACCGCGCCACAAATCCCGCCGCATCAGCTCCACCGCCGCCTGCATCTCCGCATCCAGCGCTGAATCTGCATCCCATCGGAGGGGTTTGTACCCCTTCATGGCGTCGACCTTGCCCCTCATCGCTGAATTTTCACAAACTCCGCCCCGCTTCGGCCTCTTCGTCGCGCCACTCGCTCAGTAGGCCGTATTTCTCGACGAAAGCGCAGAATTTGGCGATCCATTCCTGTCGCCGCGCCAGGCGCAGCTGCCGCCTGCGTCGTTTTTCGCGAGCTTTCACCAGCTCGCCACCCATTGCCCGAACTTCCACAGCAGGAACGTCGCGCAGAGCGTGAATATCGACCAGAAGATGCCGTCGCCGGTGGTCACTGTCAGACCTCGCCCCAACACAGGTCAAAAGGAGGGTGCCCGAGGTCGCCTCCACAGTTGGGGCACTCTGGCTTCGGCTTGCTCATCGGGCCATCGCTGAACAGGCACGCCTTGCCGTCCACGCACACCAGATGCGTGTCCCAGTCGATGCGCTTGTCGAAGCTGCCGTACTTCTCGACGGTGACGACGCTGCTCGGCCTGTACGCGACCCAGTGCTTCTCGAGGAAGGCGATGAGCGCGGCCCAGTCAGCAATCTCGCGCACGTGCTCCATCGACTCGTCGATGGTCATGAATCCGGTGGCAGGACGGATTTTCATGGCTTCTCCCTCCGGGCCAGCTCGGCAATCGCTATTTCCGCCGTGCTGGCAGAAGAGAAAGCCACGCCGCTGGGGTGCGTCGAGCGGAACTTGGCGACGCGGCACGCCTCCAGCACCGCCCGGTCCTTCGCATCCACGATGCTGAGCCCCTGGGTGGCGAGTAGCTCCGCGAACGCCTTGCACGAGATGACGAACACGTGAGCGGTGCGCCGGTGCTTGAACTGCCACCCCACGTGGGTGTCTTCGCCGGTCAGCACGCGGCTCAGCTCCCACCCCTCCGGCAGCTCCGGCGCTGCAGTCCTCTCTCTCGGGCAAGGCACGAGCTTGCTGTGGCTGTACCCGTCGTGATGGCACATCTCGGGGGCTGCGGGTGGCGTACGGCTCATCGCAGC